GGCGCGCCTCGCGCATGGCTTGAATTTCAGATGGACTTGAGCCCCTGACCAAAAGTCTCAATGCAATCGCCCCGCCTGAAGATTCCACCGGAGGCACAAGCAATAGCGGCCTGCGCTCAAGCGGATCATCCAGCGGGGATAGGCTAACAGAAGCGACCGGCGCACCGATATAACGAGCTAAGTCAGGGTCGTCTGTGATCGCCCTTACCGCTGGATGACCGAGATAGATGCTATCGGCTTCAGCTGCGGCGCGGGCCTCACGCGCCGCTTCTGTGTCGCCCTGCGCTTCGATCTCAATCGCATAGCGCTCGTGAACCCAAGCGGGGAGGGTGTCATTCTTGCGGGTGCGGCCAACGGGAGCTGGAATGTGCTCGGCGGCGGCGGCGCGCTGCTCGCCGTAAGAGACAAAATCACGCGCGAGGGCCGCCAGTGTTTCGAGCGCCGTGCGCCAGCCCGTGTAGCCCTCCAAGAAGCGAAACACCTTGAGCGCCTTGGTGACGGTGGAGCGATCACGATTGAGCAGGCGGGCGGCGTCTTCCACCTGAATATCGAAGTGCTCAACCAAAAGGTGGGCGGCCAGATAGCGACCAAAGATGAGGCCGCGCGCGCCGCGCCCCGGTGCGGCGAGTGCGCCCAGCGGCAAACCAGCATCCAGCTCAATCAAGCCGGTGACGCGACGGACTAGCTCGGTGCTCATGTCAAGCGCCGAGATACCGCTAGACCCTTAAAAAAGCGTGACATGCAGATTGCGTATTGACTACTAACGCGCGCCGACTATTTTGGCTTCCGTAAGCAATACGAAGGGAACGACCGTGCCGCCTACACACACCCCTAATGGAGTTCTGATTGGGTCGCCGCCGCTTTGGCGCCAACGCGGAATATACGACGCTGAACTTGGGCCTGCGCCAAATGACGGCGCGGAGCTGGCGCTCCGCGCCTTGCGCAACGAACCCACTTATACGGGCGTCCGCGACAACATTACCTACATGGTGGAATGGAGCGGCACGCCGCAAGGCGAGGTTCCGCACCCGACGATTGCGCGTGGCAGCTTTCCAACCGACTTCTGGCAAGAGGAGCATTACAACTATCAGGATGGCTACCCGCTCTCCGCCGACGCCCGCATGATTTTGGAAGTGTGGCTTGGGCTCTATCAGGAGCCAGCTGCGCCTATCGACTACCCCGGCAACATGACCGCAGATTTGGCGCGCCAAATTTTGGCGGCCCCGAACGGCGCCGAATACGAGCGGCTTCTGATGTTGTGGCGCGACCCGGACGATAATTTCCCCTACTTTGGTTCCAGCCGCAGGCTGGAACACTATGCGGCGCCGAACCGCCCGCGCGGGTGGGCGAAGGCGGCGTTGCTGGCGGCCTACGAGGCGCGCCCGCGCGACCCCGGCGCCATGCCGCCAGACTTCCGCGAGCTGCTTGAATATTGGGCGAGCGCGCCGCAGCCTGCCGCGCCTGCCGCGCCTGCCGCTTGGGCGCCGCAACCGTGGGCTGACTCCGCCGAGGAGCGATACTTCCGCGATCACATGAACGCCGTTCTCGGTCGCGAAGGCCGCGACGCGCGCGACAACTACGGTGAAAACCATGAGTCTTGGCCGACTTGGGCGCGTGAGGTGCTGATGGGGCCGGATGAAGACTACGACGAGGAAGACGCCTGGGTTGCTTTTGACGCGAGCCCCGCCGCTGAAGCGGCGCGCGCGGCCAGCAACGGGTGGCCGATCTATTACACCCGCCGCCGCAACGCCATCCGTGTTCTCGTAATGGGCCGCGAGCCGCTGGCTTTGCCGTCTGTGGCGCGCCGGGTCGCGCCGGAGGTGGATGTCAGGAAGCCGCTGAAGCGGGTCAATGTCGAGCGCATCAAGGCGCGGCTGCCGGGCGTCAATGGTGCAACCGCTGGCTGCTCGTGCAACGTTTGCGCTAATCTGCGCAAAGCCGTTGATGGCAAAGACCCGCTGACGGCGCGCGACGCCAATCAAGTCGCTGCCGCTAAAGAGTACGCCGAAAAGGGGCGCACGTTTGGTGTCGAGATTGAGGGCTTCTTGCCGAAGGCCGAAGCGGCTGAAGCGGGCAGCCTCAACATGCACCAATATCTCAATCTGAAGCTGGCTGAGGCGGGGTTGAAAGCGCGCGGCGCAGGCGGCGGCGCGGCCTGGGGCGTCAAGAACGATTCATCCTTGCGCGACGGCCCGCGCGGCGCGACTGCGATTGAGCTGGTGTCGCCGATCCTGCGGGGTGAAGATGGGCTTCAGCAAATCGCCAAGGCGGCGGCGGTGCTCAATGCGCTCGGCGGCTCCGTCAACAAGAGCGCTGGCCTCCACGTCCACGTGGGCGCGAAAGATTTGAACCTTGAGCAGCGTCGTAACTTGCTGTCGCAATTTGTGCGCTACGAGCGGTTCTTTGATCTGATCTTGCCTGCGTCACGCCGGTCAAACCGCTACGCCAATTCGCTGCGCGAGAAGGCCTCGGCCACCAAGAACAAGAGCTGGAAGGCGGCGGAGCACGCGATCCTCTCCATCCTGGCGGCAAAGACTGAGGATGAATTGCGCCGGGTCGCCGTCTGGGACGATCACCATGCGGCGCTTTCGGATGCGCGCGCTAAGCACGGCACGTTTGAGTTCCGCCAGCACTCTGGCTCGATGAACGGCGAGAAGATCATCAATTGGGTGCGCCTCGTGACCGCGTTTGTTGAGGCGGCCAAGGATAAGCCTGCGCTGCCCTTCTACTCGCGCAAGCTCTCGGATGAAGAGGAGATGGAGAAGTTTTTCGAGACGTTCTCCATCCCACGCGATCTGCGCGCTTACTACAGGAAGCGCCACGCGGCGCTCTACGCCAACCCGGAAGACGACAACTAGAAAGTCAAAACGGAGACTGTCCTACTATGAAACTGCACAAAGACTTGCTGCCTCAGCGCGGCTTCGGCGTCGAGATCGAGCACCACCAGCCACCCGGAACCCCCACGAATTTTATCGTGGATGCGCTCGCAGCCGTGGGCCTCGATGTCGATTACGGGCGCTCCAGCACCACCCAATGGCGCGTCAATCGCGAAGACCCCGATGTCGAGGTGAAGTCGCCCATCCTGCGCGGCGAGAAGGGCATCGCTGAACTCCAGCGGGCGATGAATGCGCTTGTTGGCATCGGCGGCTACGTTAGCGCAGGCGCAGGCATGCACGTCCATTTCAGCCGCGACGATCTTACGCCCGCGCAGTTGGCCAATTGGGCTTGGGGCTACATCCGCCACGAGCCGCAGATCGATCAGATCGTCTCAAAGATGCGGTCTGAGGAGGGGCGCATGTATAATCGCTCCAATCTTACAAGCATCGAACGCCTGATGAGCAGGCCGACGCTCCAATGTACCTGCGGGTCTTGCGCGAGAGATTACCGCGAGCGCCTTGCGCGGTGGCAGGCCGCCACCGATGCTGGCGCGCTACCGACGCCAGCGCAATGGGTGCGTGGCGACACGCGCTCCCCAGCATCGGTGGCTGCGTGCATTGGCGACATCAATCAAAAGGGGCCGAAGTTTTCGATCCGCGCGTTCCCGACTGTTGAAATCCGCCAACACCAAGGCACGCTCAATGGCGCACGCGCCGGTCACTGGATCAGGCTGATGCTGGCATTGGCCGAGGTCGCAAAGGATGACGGCGAGAGCGTCGAAATTGTGCGTGGGACGGATGAGAAGACGTTCAAGCGCTTCTTGGTCTACACGCGCGCGCCGCTGACGACGCAGAATTATTGGTTGGTGCAACGCCGCCTGCTGCGCAACGCAAACATTCCATTGACTGGACTTGAGCTAACCCGTTCATGCCCTGAGTGCGCGGTGAAGGCGCCGATGCTGGCGGAGGTCGCCTGATGAGCTACCCCTATCAATCCATCGACTACAGCAAGATGCGTTGGGACGTTCGCTTGCAAAAATTCGTGCCGAAGACGCTGCCGTCTGACGACAGCGGCATCGGCAAATCCAAAGAGCGACGCAACAAGAGCCAAAGGCAGCGTGAGATGCGCAACAAGTTCAAGAACGCCTTCGGCAAGACCCCCTACCAAGCCTGGGACAGCCAGACCCGCTCCTGGCGCTGGTTTGGCGGCACCTGGGATAAGGCGCGCAAGCGTTGGCGTGAAGCACGTAAGAATTGGGAGGCGAGTGCGCCGCTCTATTTTGCCTACGGCTCCAATCTGAACATCAAGCAAATGGAAAAGCGCGCGCCAGAGGCGACGCTGTTTGCCTCGATGCGGATGCAGGATTGGAAGCTCGTCTTCCGTGGCGTGGCCGACATCGAGGCGGCTCCCGGCGACTACGTTGAAGGCGGCCTCTGGCGTATCACGGGCGCCGATGAGCTGGCGCTTGACCGTTACGAGGGGGTCAATAGCGGCATGTACATCAAAGATTACTTTACCGTGGGCTACACCAACAAAGCCGGTGAGCAGGTAGAGGAGCGGTGCTTGGTCTATTTAATGAACCGAGATCGTGGACAGAACGCGCCGTGGAAGTCATATTTCGACTCAATTGTTGAAGGCTACGAGGACTTCGGTCTTGACCCAACCAAACTTCACGAGGCGCGGGCGGCGGCTGAAGCCATCGAGGCGGTTGCGAAAGCTGAGCGAGAAGCCAAGTACCGCGCCGCCTACCGCGCCAACCCGAAGCCAAAGACCGGGCGCGGCTTCTACGACGACCATCAGGACTACTACCCCAAGAGCTACTACAACCACCAAGGCAACTACTATGACGGGCCGAGCTACGACCAAGACGAAGACGAAGCGCCCGGCAAGCGGGAGCCGAACAAAGTCGAGTTCGATGAGTGGGTCCGCGCGTTCTACGGGCTCGATGGGGCCGACTAAAGCGCAGCAGCGTTGGCGGGACAGTTTCCCCGTCAACGCTGCGATCTTTGACGTAGCGGCTGAAATGACGCCGGAGGAGATCGCAGCCGCGCTCCGGGTTAGCGTGCAAACGGTTTACTCCTGGCGGCGCACGAAGGCGGTGCGTGCGCCGAAGTCGGCTTTGGCGCTGCTCTGCCACGAGATCGGCGCGCCAAGTCACCCACTATCGCGCTAGGTTTCGGCGGCTACTTTAAACTCATCTTCGTTTACGCCAAACGTCCAGGCTCTGGCCTGACGCACTGACCGCATCGACGGCGGCACGCAAAGCACGTGCTTGGTTTTCTTACTCGGACACGTCACGACCAGCACCGCCGCTGGGAACTCCGGGTGCGTAAAAACCAGCGAGTCAAACCTATAGAGCGCGCCTTCGCGCGTCTTATCGATCACCCACACGCGATAGTAGGGGCGATGATTCCGTACGCCGTAGTCGTGCATCCGAGGTGTTGAGAGTAAGCGATCCGCCATCTGATAGAGACGCCAAGCCCGTATATCGAGCGCGGTCGGTTGCCGTCCCCCACGTCGCGCCACGTGCAGGGAGGTCTTCGCACCTCGCTTTGTCATGGCGATCACCTCAGCCTCAAGCGTTTCTCGCAAATCGTTTATCTCTGCGGCCTTGAGTCCGCGACACGGGCGTGGGCGGTCGCGCCACGCATCCAGATGCGCGTTCAGACTTCTGAACGGCGCATCCAGCCAGCGCGCCAGAAACCAACTCATGTTTCGATCTCCAGGGCTTCAAAATCTTCCGGCGCGAGGCCGAACGTCCAGGCGCGCGCTTGCTTGGCGGTCTGCATCGTGACCGGCACGAAGAGGACATGGGGTTTGTTCGTGGAAGGGCAGGCGACGAGAAGCGCGCGCGCCGGGGCGTCTCTAATCTCAAACAGCCGCCCATGATCGTCTTGGCCCCGCAGGGCAACCGCACCCATCCCGAAGTCACCGCGCGCCATACGCAGGCTGCGCCGCGTTAGCTCGTAGCGGCGCTCCAGGGCGGTTTCTTCTCTTATCGGTTCATAGACCGCCATGCCGTATCGGCGTTGCTCTATGGCGAGGCCAATCTTGGTGTAGGATAGGCCGAGGTCGCCGTGCGGGGATTCAATCAGCTCGACGCGCCCGCTCATGTCCTTCAATTCGCTAATGAGGGCGTCTACGAGGTCTGGGAAGACTGCAGTGCTGATGTGCGCCGTGGCGCGGAGGATGTCAGTCGCGCGGGCAAAACGGTAAGAGTCGTAGCCGTATAGTGTTGACGTGCGCACGTTGATGGAGGCCCAGCGGCGCTCGGCGTTGCGTATCAGCTCGCGCCTTGCTGCTTGACGTTGACGTTCGGCTTCTTGCTCCAGAAGCTGGCGCTCGCGGTAGTTGCGCATCCAGATGTCGCTCCAATCAACGTGGCCGCCGTAATCGTCATCCATTTCCGTGGCTCCGAAAAGAAAAGGGGGCAGGCGACTGGAGCCCGCCCCCTGGCAGTGTTTGACTTCGATGACGGCGTTTAATCGAAGGCGCGCACCGCCATCTCGTCGCCGATCTCTTCGCGTTGCTGGACGACGCGATATGCGCCGGGTTCGACGGTGATCGGGTTGTGGTCGGCTTGCTTGCCGCTTTCATATTCGTGGCGCAGTTCCGCGCCGCCGCCGCCAACAACAATGAAGTCGGTCATCGCACGCAGCTCAGGGCGGATGCCTGCGGCGGCGGCCAGCTCCGCCGTCTCGGCGCGGAAAGAGGTGACGTTGCTGGTGAAGCGATGGAGGTGGCCCGATTGCTCGCCTTCTGCGAGCACAACAGTCGAAGCGTCTTGTGCTTCGATGCCGTCTGGCACCTTGTCCACCGGGACCAAGAGTACGTCGCCTTGGCGGATAAGCTTACGTGAGTTCATGCGATTCTCCTCGCGGTCTGAGATTTCGTAGTCTTTAGAAGATGCGCCTTGGCGTCAAGCTGACGTGGGGAGGATCACGCCGGGGGTGAGGGTGCTTGAGCCAAGGCGCGCGAACCCAAGGCGGGTGAGTGCGGTGAAACCCTGGGTTCGTTGTCGTACATCGATAGTAATCGAGACGCTTTCGCTTTACAAGCGATTAGCGGCGAAGATTCTTGTTCACTGGCGGCGGCGCGCCATTGATGAGGTTTGACTTCACCACGTAACGCTTCTCGACATCATCGTAAGTGGCCCACACGACGACATGGTGTTGGCGTTCTTCCTCGCGCCAATAGCGTTGCAGAATTTGCGCCTCGCGGACGGCCTGGGCGCGCTGGGCGCGCGCATTAGCTTCACCGAGAGGGCGGGCGACATAGGCTCGTTTGGTCATGGGATTTAGTCTAGCGAACGCCTGCGTCTCGCTGCTTTTGGGAACGGCGTAGCAGCAAGACGCAGGTTCCACCCCGCGCGAGAGGGGTTAAATCGCGCGCGGGAGCCGGGTCACTTGCTTTCGTCTTCGTCGTTGGCGAAGTAGCGTGTGTTGTCCCACGCGCCGAGGCCGCCCATGATCTGCGGGTCGCCATACTTCACGGCGCGCGCGGGGAGGGCGTCGGCTGCCTGTGGCGCGGGCGGCGACACAAGCATCTTGTCCATGACCTTTTCAATGACCTGATCTGTGAACTCGCTGATCGGGCGCATTTCGCCACGGACGCTGACCTGATCGGCGGCCACGTGCTTGGCGGTGATGCCGAGTTGCTCGGCGACTGCCGCGCGCAGCGCATCGTAGGCTAACTCGCTCAAGTCGCCGGTCGCATCGAAATCCTCGTCCTCGTCTTCCTCCTGTCCGTGATATGACAGATAGTAATCGTAAGAGAGGTTCTTCAGTTCGTTCATCCAAAACTTGCTGTCGCGCAGCGCGTCGTAGCCGATAGCGTCTTCAAGATGCGCGGCGTCTCCTTCTCCGTCCAGCAGCGCAACAGCTGCTGCCAGATCAGCAATGACAATGGTTTTCATCTCAGTCTCCTTACGTCGCTTCCGTATCGCTTACTAGCGTCGATTCGTCAAGCGCTTCTCGCTTGATGGCTCGGATCGCACAACGGAGAGCGTCGCGATTGAGTTGGTAGTTGCGCGCGGCTTGTGCAAGGGAAATGTCTTTGCCTTTCGCGCGCGCCTCCAAAACTTCGCGTGCGGCGAAGCGCGCTTTTAATTGGCGGAAGGTGAGGTCGCGCTTGGAGCGCTTGTTTGTCTGTGGGCCGAGATCGATTTTGACGCCTAGCTCGCGCTGGATCATGCGCTTTGCGCCGCGCGCAGAGACGCCAGCGCGGCGGCAAATCTCGTCAAACGGATCGTTGCGCAGGTAGGCGCGCACGAGGTCGCGTCGTCGTGCGGTGACAGCGTGAATACGCTTGTCGTGACACGGGCGGCGACGGATGATGTAGACGCCAGCCTTCAGGCAAGCCGAGCGGAGGGCGGCTTCTGTCACGCCGAGCTGCGTAGCGGCCACTACAACCGGGGAGCCGAGCCGCACCAGCTCCACGCCGCGCTCAAATTTATCCTTTAGCGCCTCGCGCTCGGTCATCCTGAAACTCCTCGGTCAAGGGTAGCTCCTGAGGGTTACTGTGGAATAAACGAGTGAGCTGCCGACCGCAGGCGGCGCACGGGTAAAACCAGCGGACGTTTACTTGAGGGAGTTCAGAATGCGCGGCGTAATAAGCCAGAACGGCGCGCCAGTTGCGTTCAGCTGGGCAGGGTAGGCGGTTGCACATCCTGATCTGATGATGCGCTTGATTCGGTCTGTGCGCGATACGCCGCCTCTACGCAGAGGTCGCAGACGTAGGCATATTCCCGACGCTCGCAGCCCTCGCGCGCATTCGACCAAAGTTTACGCACTTCGTATCGAGTGCGCTCACAGAAGGAGCAGCGCGGCTCGGTCACATCAATCCTCTCCCGTCGCCTGCTTGATGCGCTCCGCGAGATCGCAACCCATCTTGTTCATCCGTCCACCGAGCGCTAGCTCGATGTTCTCGACGCGACGGATTAGCGTCATTGTGTCGAGCGTAACGCTGTCAACGCCACCAGCGAACGCAGCGCGAGGCCGCAGGCCTTTAGCGTGAAGTCGAGCGATCATGCAGCAAGGGCAGAGTAGGCCGCTGTCGTCTCCGTTGGTGGAAATCTGCACGTAGGGGCGGTCGCAATCCTCGCACGCGCTCATCCTTCCCTCCCATTCGCATCATCCTGACCGGCGCAAAGATCGCCGTTGTTCGATCCGCGCTGATTGCACGCGTAACAAGCCAGCCGCAGATTACCGAAAGCGCTCGTCCCGCCACGCGACAACTGCACCACGTGCTCAATCGTCAGGCGGCGAGGATTGTCGGAGCGACCGTGCTGGATCAGCTTGATCCCGCAGTGGTAGCACGTCTTGCCGTACTTGCGGATCAAGTCTTTTCGATAGCCGCGAGCGCGCTTCCGTTGCTGATGTCTGCGGGCCGTTACGCTTTTTGCCATCAAGCATCATCCTGACCGGACGTCGCTCTCGATAGGCCGTACTCTGGTGCGGTCATGCGCGCTTGTTCCACGGCTTGAACGCGGCGATGGCGTCATGGTCGGGCCACGTCCCATCAAACTGGTGGGCACGATCATCGATGGTGTAGAGCGCAGGCGGCTTGAAGATTGGCCACATGATTGAGCGAACCACCAGCTTCGACGCGCTGTGCGTCTCGTGCCACCACGGCTCCATTGCCGACTGCTTGTGAATGAAGTCTGCCCACCAGCGCGGCAGTTCGAACTCAAATTGACCGCCCTGCGGATCGCAACCACCGAGCCCCATCAGATGCGTGTAGAGCCAGCGCTTCATTGCCGGGATGCCGCCCCACTGATGGCTGCGCGACGACAGGATTGCTGGCTGAAAGCGTTCTAGTGAGCGCACTAGGTGCTCTAGCGCCCCCGGCACAGGTGGATCATTGCAAACACCAGCGCCTTCCCAGCCGCGCGCATACGTGCTGAGGGTGCCGTCGAAATCGTAGACGATGATGGGCTTACGCTTCTTCAATTTGGAAGCTCCTGACAGGGGATCATGACAGATCGCGGATCGTCTGGGCGACCAGCGGTTGTGATCGCTACTCGGTAGCCACAGCGCTTGCATGTGACGATGTATGCGCCGCACCGACGCGCCGGGTAAGGGAGCGTGCTCCGGCATGCTGGCCGCTGGCCGAGCGTGACATCAGCGTCGATGCCCTTTGGAAAATCGGGGTTCGGTTTGCACTGTGGCTCGCGCTCGTGGTCGATCCAGATCAAATCGAAGCGCTCCTCATCCAGCTTCTGCGTGCGTTCTTTCATGGCGACTTCTCTCCCTGTGTCCTTGGCTGCAGAAAAGCTGCGCAGTCAGAGCCGTGCGTTCCGTGCGTGAGCACGCATGGGTTCGACGGCACAGGCAATTGCGTCGGGCTCCACGGCGTCATCCAGAATGGGTTCTCGGCAGGCTTCGCAACGCAGCGCCCGTAGCGCGGCTCTCTGCGATGCCACGGCAGGCGAGGTTGGCGCGTCCACTGAGCGCAATCCTTACACATCGCTTCCGCTTCCATCGTCAGCCTTGAGAGAGAACTTTTGGCGCAGGTTTTTGATACGCCGGTTGCGCTTGATGATCGCTAAGTTCGCTAAGCGTAGCTGCTCGCGAAGGGTCGCCATTTCGGCATGGTGAGCATACGAAACGCGAACCTGTAGCTTGAAGTTGAAGTCGAGAAGTTCAAGTTTGCGCGCGGCCTCCTCATGGAGAGGGGATGGGTCAGCGCGGAGGTCTTTGACGATCCCTTCCGTACTGCGCTCTGACATGCATCCGTCAGCCATCGTCATTCACCCTCTCCGGGTGCAGCCTCGATAGAGACGTTGCCTGCGCCGCTGAACTTGTGCCGATAGTCAGCAAGAGCGCCGCCGCAACGTGGGCAATAGGCGGCTGTTGGCTCCACAAAAACCCACACGCTGCTCTTTGAGGATCGGCTAGATTCCTCTACCTGAAGGCATGAGTAGCGCCGCATAACTTCGGGCCAGTACATCATTCTTCTCCGGGCGTTACTTCTGGAGAGCCATTCTCTTTCGCGAACGGATGGTGCTTGATGATGTCGTGCACAGCATCTGCGCCGTGCGCTTTCGCTCGCTCCGGCCATGTGTGGCGCAGCACGAAATCTACGAAGGCTCTAGCGTCGTCACGCGCCGCTCGCTGCGTCATGGCCAGAACTTCGGTTGTGATGGGGCCGATGCCGACCTCATTGCGAAGGCCGGATTTGATCAGCGCCTCGACACGATCTCTCAAAGCCATGTTCAGTCTCCGTGCGTTACGTTATCCGGGCCGTGTACGGCTGCGATCAGCGCCTTGCGCGCCGTCAGGCATCTTTCCCGATCCTCATAAGTTTCGCGATCAATCGCGCTCAACGACATGAAGTTCTCGCGTGCCTCCAAGTACGCATCCAGCGCATCCACGAAATTGTCCGCATCCATTCACTTCCGCTCCTGTACGTTTACGCTCGCGTCTGCCGCCGCCTTGAAGTCGCTTCCAGCTTGAGCACGAAGCAGCGCGACGAGTTCGGCCAACGCGGTGACGAACAACTGAAACCCGCGCGGATCGGCGTTAAAATCGAGAGCGGCGAGAAAGGACCGCTGCATGCGCTTGTGCATGCTCGAAAGATGCGCGTTTGCGTCAAATTCGCGAAGCGCGCGCGTCACCATATCATCACTCACGGCCATCTCCAGGGTTAGAATACAGACCCGCACGCAAACGCGACGATGAGAACGACGAGCGCGACCAGACCAAGAACAGCCCCGCCAAAACTAGGATCAGTCTCCACGGCCATCTCCAGGGTTAGAGGGTTTCTTGGCGGCGCGTTTCTCGGTTGCGCGAAGGCGCTGCTCCAGCTCTTTGATGCGAGCTTCATTTGCGCGCTTCCATGCGTCATTGAACTCAGCGGTATTCATTCGCCATCGCCCTTGAGAGAGCGGATGCGTTCCGCAATCCTGCGAGCAACAGTTACGCCGGATGCGTCTTCATGCGACCACAGCGTATACTCATCCGCGATCTTTGCAGCTTGCTCAGTCGCATCGGCGCGGGCGCTCTTGAGAAGCGCGCTAATCGCCAGCACATCCTTGTCGCTTTCGCTCAAACCACAATCGCCCTCAGCCATCTTCCCGATCTCCATTGTCCTCACTCAGGCGATGCGAACACCAGCATCAACGGGACCGCGATCATCGCAATCGACGCGCCCGGCGCACCAAGCGTAAGCAAGCAAATCATGTGCGGTTGGCGTTCTCACGTTTCACCTGTCTGTTCTGGTTGCCAGAAGTCGTCGGTTTCTTTCTTGAAGCGTGCGTAGTCGCGCGCCGTCATGCGCCAGCTCAGATGCAAAAAGCCGATGTGCAACAGCGCGTCACCGCAGAAGGGGTGAATCTCGCGCCCCCATGACCATGGAAGTCCAATGTGAACGCGCATCACTCGGCCTCCGCCTTGCTCGGGCCATACGACTGCGCGAACGGATGGTGCGCGATGATGCTGTAAACCTCTTCGGCCCCGTGTGCGGTCGCGCGTTCAGGGAGCGTGTGGCGCAGCACGAACTCCACGAACGTCCTCGCCTCTTCGCTCGCGCTTCTGATGTGCGCTGCCTGGGCCGTCGCAGAGCGATTTGAGCGCAGAAAAACTTTGAGGGTGCGCCCATCGTCTTGTAGTGAAAGTTCAAGCGTCGCATCTGGCTCAAGCCGTTTCGTCATGATCCGGCCGTCACCAGTCACATGGTCGATCACTTCAAAGCGCGTCACCTTGTCGAAGATCACTGCTTGCCCTCCACCTGTTTCGAGAGCGCGGGAGAGAGCGGCGCGTGCGGTTGACTTGGCAAACGCAGCAATCTGGACGTACGGGTCTTTCCCGCAATTCTGATCTGGCGCAAACTCCGCTATCGCGTTCAGCGCCTCGTACAGATCAGGCGCAGCGGCGATCAGAGCGGCGTTGGCTTGGATGCGCTCCCATGATGCGCGCGAGCCGCCGTGTGTCGCCATGAAGCAAACGCGGTTCGCGTCATCGCTATGAATGACAAGGCTGTCGCCGTCACCGTATGGGACGACAGACCACGGCCCATCTGCGTGCTTCATCTCACCCATCTCTTCTCTCCTTGCTTTCTTCTTACTGCCGCTCGCGTTCGCCTTCTTGAAAGATAACCCCACATCCCCTCGCGAGCGGGGATCAGTCCTGTGCTCAGGACGCGCGTACATTCGCGTGGCACGCGACGCAGAGGCGGGGGCCTTGTTCTGTTTCATGTCGTCGTCTTCGCGCCACTCCCACGGCCCCTTAGTGTGCCCGCTCATTCGTATTCCTCTTCTTGGTGAAGGGTTCAAACAGACAGAAGCACGTATTCGAGCGCTTCCATTGCGATCAGTCGGCGCTTGTGTTGCGAGCGCCCACAGTGCGGCGGGATGATGATTTTCACACCCGTCTCGCGATGCGTGACGACCATGATCCCGGCGTCCATGCCGACATGCTGACCGCCCGCAGAGTGCGCACGCTCAACAGTCACATCGAAATCTTCCACCGGGATCGCCATTTCCTCTCCATTTCATTTTCTTGAAGCGCTAAGAGCGCTAGGGGTTAGGAGTCAGCCACCGAGAATGATCAGGCCTGAGCGGGAGCCGAACGTGACGTTCTTGCGAGCGCTCATGTCGGGGAAGTCGATTGGCTCTAGGCCAGTCGTGTTCTCGTAATCATCGTCTGGAATTGCCTTTGCGCACGGCATGTAATGGCCCGCGCGGTCGTCCCAGACCTCGCCGTCGAAGAACCAGTACGAGCAATCAGTCGTGCCGCTGTCGTCCCACGGCCACGGCCAGCCTTGCTCGGGCGCCGTCCAGTCATCGCGGGTCGCTGCGAACGATGTCACCGCCGCGCGAAAGTCTTCCTCGGTCGTGGCATCCTTGATGGGATCGTCAATGCCATCGCGATAGCCATCCCACGCGATGCTCCCGAGCCATTCGGCGCCCGCGCCCTTGCCAACGTAAAAGTCTGCTCGCGTTCCCATCGAAATCTCCTCAGATCAAAGTTCAGTTGAAGCGGTTAGAAGCAGGCGTCACAGGTGCAGTGCGGACGCTTGCCGCTTTCGCAGTAGCGTGAGGCGGTGTGGCTCGGGTGGAAGGACGTGCCGACTGCGCGGTAGCGGTCGCACTCCGCACACTCACCCGGAGCGGCCAGTCGGCGCGACGCGGCCTCAGGCTTCAGCAGAGCGTTCGCTTGCGCCACAAGATCAGGTTCGTCGGTCACGGGCTTCCTCTGATAAGATATATTATGTGAAATCAATGACTTAGCGCCCTCCACAGATGGGTTCGCTAGTCATAGCGATGACCTCTAATGTGCGGCCAGCGCATCGCGAACGTGTAAAGCACCTCGCGCGGCAGCGACGGATGCGCCGCAAGAATTTCCTCCATCGTGTTTCCGGCGCGCAGGCATGCGACAATATCCACGCAGCGCACGCGCGTGTCGTAGAACACGGGATCGCCGCCAAGGATGTCCGGGTCGCTGTGGACTTCAGAGGTGGGGTCAGTGTTCATCGCTTCCATCCATTCGCAACGTAAGTCGTCACGTAATACTCGACCGGCATGTTGCCGGGGTCGAGATAGGTTTTCTTCAGCCACGTGCGGTGACACTTCACGCACGAGACGCCCTCTGATGGCCCGGTGAACGAAACGTCCCACGGGCCGCCTTCGTGCTCACCGAAAGGGCAAGGATCATCGATGCCGAGTTCGGAGAGCTTCATGTCTGCCTCACTGTCGGACACTCGTGCGGGATTACGAACGCCTCAAACGTGCTCCCCAGCCCACTAGCCGGGCGGTCGCGAAGCGCGCGCGCAAGTGTTGAGTTCGCAAACCCCAGCGGGATGGCCGCACCCGAAATCTCAGCATGCAACGCATCTTCAAGGTAACGTCCGCTCGACGCGCCGCACTCGCACTTGCGCTCAGTCATGGCGAGCTTCACTACGTCCTGACACTTGGGGCAGAAAATCAGCTTCACAGCGCCCCTCCCCAATCGGTCATGGCGTAGTCGCGGTCGCGCTCGATCTCAGCGGCTTCCATCAAGATGCGCTCACGCCGCGCGGCGCTGTAGCACTCAAGACGCCCAATGTCGTCAGCCGCGTTGACTACCTGAAACCCCATCTGAGCGACGCGCTCTACCGCCGCATTACTGCCAATCGCTGCGTAGCCAGTCGTCACCTGCGGCAGCGGCGCGCCGCGATCAAACATCCAGACGTTGCCGATGCCGGGCATGGCTTCACCAACGGCGGCAGCGCCGCCTAGGCCGAAGAAGCGTAAGAGCGAGCGGCGGTTCACCGCTTCCATCCTAAGGCGCGGCGCAGCAGCTCGTTGGCGCGATGCAAATAAAGCACGCCGAATTGCGTAAACAAGATGACGACATAGGCCAGCGCGATGAGCAAAAGATCGAGCCAATTTTCCGGCTCAAGATAGTAACGCCAAGCGCACGCTCCAATCTGCGCTAGTGCAATGACGATCATCGTCCAGGCGATTATCATGTGCTCTCCATCAGTGCGGTCACGAAGTCCATGATCTTGAGCGGCTGGCGCTTGGGCTTCGCGCGCGCCTTCTTCGCCAGCGCACGGCCTGCGTCGGTCATCGCCGCAATCGTGTCGCTGACGCCTTCGATGTAGCCTGCGGTGTGGCCTGCTTTGCGGCCACGCTCGTACATCTCCAGCTCGCGCTCGTTGTAACTGCTATCGCTCACGGCTTCGCTTTCTTTAGCTCAACCTTGCCTACCGCTTGGTAAAGATCGTGCATCTCCGTGCTGATTTTCTCGGCGCGCAGTTTGAGTTTCGCCTTCTGCGCCACAACCGGGTGATCCAGCATGTAGCCGTCGAAGACTTCGGCAAAGAAAAGCGCGCGCGACAGCGCCTCTTGTAAATCGAACTCGGTCAATTTCTGCGCTTTGACGCTGACTTGCGGCTCGATCTTCGCCATCCGTTTGGCGAGACGCTTCTTGGCTTTCTTGCCCATCAGAACCCCTCCTCAATCGGCCCGCCAGCAGCGACACGCTCTTGTGTCTCGGCAGCCAGTTGCTTGGCGCGGCGGGCAATGAAGCTGAAGTCATCGGCCACCGGGTCGCCAGCCTTGCGGACGTGCGGCGGCGGCGGCGGCAGCGGTTGGCCGTCTTCACCACGCACGGGCGGCGGCAGATCGTGCGCGGAGCCGGGCTTCGGCGCGATAGCGCGGTGGCCGGTGCTCAGCGGGCCGCTAACATGCACAGGCGCACCCGGCTGCTTTACGCCATTGGCGAGGTAGTTGCGGCGCGAATCCGGCACGCTAATGCTGACCCGGCACGCGGGGCAAATGCAATGCTTGCTGTATTGGGTATCCCACTGATGCTGACAGCGAATACAACGAATGGTCTGCACTTACTTGTCTCCCTTATTCCGGCCTCGCGAGCGGCGCTTCGACCACCCGCGATACTTCGCCTCGCTTGCGAGGCCCATACTTTCCCCGGCGCTGCGCATCCGCTGAAGCTCCTGCTCCACAAGATGTTCGGATGCGCCGGGTATTTTCGCGGCGGCCTCCTTGGCCGAGAAGCCTAATGTAGTACATAACACCACGGCTTCAAGAGATTTCTGCGCTTTCTCGCTCAGCGGCCTCTTGCCTCTCCGTCCGTCACCCTTTGTTGGCACGACTTTCACCTCACCTTTGTAGGCATCGATGGCGGCGCGCTGCTCGGGTGTCATGCGACTGCGGGCGGCCTCTTCTTTCGTGTCGGCCACCGCCTCCATCTGCTCAGTCGTCATCTCTTCAATGCGCGGCAACTCGCCACTGCGGTTCATCTCCGCCAGTCGCTCTTGCGTGACAGGCTTCGTAAAGCGAGCGGCCTTCAGCAACGCCGCGAACCGGCGTGCGGCCTCTTCCGGTGGAAAGTAGTCGTCTGGATTGGCGACTTGATCTTTGGCGATTTCCGCATCGGCATCGATCTTGTCGATTTTCTTCACTTGCTCGCGCGTCAGCGCGGCAGCCTTCTTTGGGCGGCCAGCCTTCTTTTTGTTCGGTCGCATCTCATCCCAATAGAACGTGTCTCGTTTGCGCGCAGGCGGCGCAGGCGGCGCAGGCGGCGCGGAAAACGAGACTTGTTGACCTCGATAGGTGATGTCGCGCTGACACGCCTTGCAGCGGAAAGTTGGCCTCCGCTTGGCGATGCTTTCAGCGTGCAGCGTCCAAAACTCTTCGCCGCCGCACTTGCACTTAAGCCCAACAACACGCGCCTCACGCTTCGCAGCGGCAGCCGCCGCCAAGCGCTCTTTGTTTGCCTCCAAATGCGCGGCTTTTTCTCGGCGAACAGTGCGCAGCTCCGCCGCGCCGCGCTCAAGCAGAAGTTCAAGCATCGGCTCATTCCAGATCGTGCCGCGCTTTATCGCGCTCGGGATCGAATGCCACCAGCGCGCCGCCACGCGCGCTGTGATGCCTCCTGCAAGCGCCAGCTTGCCTAGAGACGGCTGCGGCCCCAGGCAAGCTTGGCACATACGGATGATCTGGCTCCACGTCAGATTAGTGGCGCCCTGAAAGATGGTTCCCATCTTGGTGGAGAAGCTGGCGCGGCAATTACGATCCGCGCAGCGATAGACAGCAGCCCACTCAGACGTGGGGCGCGAAATGCGGTAGGCGTTGTTGACCCCGCCACACTTCACACAAACCGGCCCAGCGGGCCACAGCAGCCGCTCAACCGCCGCTACAGCTTCGGAATCGGTCGCCGCGACAATGGCGGCTAATTGAGCGACGGTGACGGCGGGGCGCATGGGTAGGACAATTCTCCATCCCCATAGTAGCGACTACTAACGCCGCCGACAACCCCTCATGCGACGAGAGTGAGTTCCGTTCCAGCCGCCGTCTCCGCCAGCAGATGGTCAACAACGGCTAAGCCCTTGCTGGTGATTTCGATGTCGCGCAACCTGAGGTCGCCCTTGCGACCCTCGCGGGGGCGGCGCGCTTCGCTACGGATGAGGCCGTGGCGGGCCATCGTCGTCATAGCGCGGGTGATGGTCGGCTTCTGCACCTTCAGCGCCCGCGCCAACTCGCCCGTTCCCCACGGCTCGTCGCGGCCTTTGCGCTGCTCGTTGGTCATCATCACCAACAGCGCCAGATCGCGCACCGTGAGCAGCGTCGTCGCCTTGTCCTCGGCGGCGCGCAGCAACAGCATCGTCAGCGGTTCAAGTTTGCTCACGGGTTCAGCCCCTTCGGTTCAACCGGACGCGGCCCCCACTCTTCGCGCCACTTGCCGGTTAGCTCGTAGTAGCGACGTTTCTGCGATTCGGGCATCCCGTCACCAACTGATTTTCCGTTTTCCAAATACGCTTCGACGGCGGCGTCAAGCTTGCCGTTCAAAAACACCTCCGCCAGCACGCAGTAGCGCCAGCCATCCTTGGTGACGTCTGGCCGCGACAGGTAGTGGCGCGCCGCGCCCATCAGCGTCGGCGCATCCCACTCAGCCCGCGACCAACGCTCAAACGCCTTGCGCTTATCGCTCAACTCGCGCCGCGCCTTCGGCCAAGATTTCCAGAACGCTTCAAACTCGGGCGTGTAGGCCGCCCGCTTGTGGGCGCCAGATTTAGGTTTCGATGGCGTTAGCGTCTCGCCAAACAACTCGCCTGTCGTCCCAAACGGCGCAGCCGCTTTGGGACAAGAGTCTTTAGGTTCAATGGTTGGTTCTAACGAAGTGAGTCCGGCAAGATTTGCCGCTGGGTTTGGTCGTATCTTGCCGTTGGCAGGATTTGCCGCTGGCAAGATTTGCCGCTGGCGACGTGGATTTTTCGCCTTCGGCAAATCTTGCCGCTGGACACTATTAGTGGTGTTTTGGACCGACAGGTTGAGGACGATGCCGTCTGTGGAGAAGCTACCGTTTGGACGCTTTCTTTGCGTCCGCGTGATGAGGCCAGCCGCCTCCAAATCCGCCAGCACAGTACGCACGGTGCGGTCGCCGCAACGCGCCTCGGCTGCAATGGTTTTTTGCGACGGCCAGCAATAGGCGTTCTCGTCGGCGTAGTTGCCGAGCAGAATCAGAATGCATTTGTGCGTGGGCGACTTCACGACATCACGCAGGCCAATGGCCCAGGTTACAGCTTGAACGCTCATTTCAGCCCCCGCTCACGTCCAAGATCAAATCGTACTGCACAAGCGCCTTGAAGCTGTCGCTGCCTACGGGGCCTTGGCGCTGCTTGGCCGTAATGATCTCCATCACGTCGCGCGCGCGTTCTTTGCGTTCCATCCATTCGTGCAGTTTGCCTCCGCCGCCATCGTCGCGGGGCTCACTGCGGTCGAGATAATATTCCTCACGGTAAGCGAACAGCACCACATCGGCGTCCTGCTCGATATTTCCGCTTTCGCGCAGATCGGAAAGTTGTGGACGCTTATCGTCGCGACTTTCGAGCTGGCGCGACAATTGACTGAGCACCAGCACGGCGACATTGAGCTTGCGCGCCATCACCTTCAGCGCCTTCGTCGCCTCGCCAATCACCGCTGACAAGTTGAGGCCGCGCGCGTGTGGCAAATCGAGAATTTGCAAATAATCGATCACGACAAGATCGAGGCCGCCGAGTTTGCGACGTATCGCGCGCGCAGCATGCTCAATCTGCGCCACACTGAGGCCAGCGCGATCATCGATCTCAAGCTTCAAGCCCAGCAAATCTTTTGCCGCCGCCGCCAAGTGCGAGCGATTGATGTTGGGCGCGCCTTGGCGTAAGTGCGCGTACGCGAAGCGATCAAACGCAAATTCTGTGCGCCAGTATTGCGCCGCCGCCAGCGCCCGCATGGCGAGGCTTTCCGCCGTCATTTCCGCCGAAAACATCGCCACTCGCAGCCCGCTCTTGGCGGCGCAGCGGGCGATATTGTTGGCGAGCGCAGTCTTCCCCATGCTGGGTCTGCCGCCAAGGATTACGAGGTCGCCGCGAAACAGACCCCCGCCCAGGCGCTTATCGAGCTTCGGCAGCCCGGTGGTGATGGCTTGCGCTTTTGGCTCATCAAGCGAAAGCAGAAAATTCTCCGCCGCTTCGGCCAGCGAGCATGAGTGCGCGGCAGACGGCGGCTGCGCCGTATCGAACCCCGCGACGGCGCGCGCGACCAGCGCATCACACGAAACCTCATGCGGGGGGTGTTTGCCAAGCATGATGGCGTTCTCCCCCGCTTCAACAATGCGACGGCGCACCGCCAAATCACGGATAAGCTCGGCGTAGTTGAAAGCGTGCGTGGAAAGCACCGCTGCGTTTTCTAGCAGCGTCATCAGATATTTTGCGCCGCCAATTTCTGCGATGCCGCCATCTTTGGCGAAGTGCTCTTTTAGCGTGATGGCATCGGCCAATTCGCCTTGCGCGATCATTGCGCGCAGTTGCGCGAAGATGCGGCCATGCACAGGATCGTAAAATTCTTCCGGCGCAAGATCGATGACGCGGTTAATCGTCTCGTTGTCGAACAGGATCGCGCCTAGCAGCGCTTGTTCGGCCTCAAGTGAGGCAATCTTGTTGTGCGCAGGCGCGGTGCGCGCTATATCGTGTGTCACGAGGGTTCGTTCTCCAGCTGGCCCTCGTCGCGAGGGGGCTTAGTCTCCACCCTCGCCCCGCAAAGCGACTTCCAAGGGAAGCGCCAAGCAAATCAGAGGGGCCGGTGCATAGGACACACCGGCCCCTCTTTCTTTTTCGTTACGGCTGAGTCGCGCAAGCGCGGGTTCTAGTTGTTCACAGCAAGCGCATAAACGCGATGGCGCATTTGGCCGTGCGTCGTCACTTTGCCTATTTGATACATATGAATAAGCGCACGGCGAGTGCGTGGGTTGGCGGCAATGCGCGGCGGCAGTTGCGCACGCAGTTGTGGCCACGTCAGCGGCTCCGGCGACGCCGCAAGCGCCCTGGTAATGGCAAGCGCGGCGGGCGACGATAGTCTGAAGCCCCTGCCGCGCGGTTTCAAACGGAGGCGTTTTGCCGCTACCGATACCGATGATGTATTCGAGAAATCAAACTCGTCACGCAATACGCGCAGCGGCGCGCCGCTGCGCCAGCGCGCTGTAAACGCCGCAACCCGCTCTGGCGTCCAGCGCAAATACCTCCTCTTGATGCCGCGCACCTGACAGCGTTGATCGATTTGCTGCCTCGTGCGCCCAGGCAGGCGCGTTGCAGCAATCTCCGCCGAAGTTTCGTTCGCTGCCAAGCCTTCATCCAGAGCCGCGTCTTCAGCCGCCGTCCAGCGTCTCATCAGCGCACCAATTGGTAAGCGCCACGCGCGGGCGAGGTGATCGTGTTGGCTCGCCGCAGCTGCTTGATCGCCGCGCGTACGAGGTCGCTGTCGCGGATATTCAAGCGATTGCGGATCAACTCAAACGAAACCGGCTCCGTCTGTGTCGCTAAAAAAGCGGCGATTTGAGGCGCGATGGTTTCCGGCAGCACCCGCCCGCGCTTGGCGGCGCGCGACAAGCCGAGTGCGCGAATACGTTGATCTATGCCGCCCTTATCGCGCAAGGCGAGTTTCGGCGAGTTAGCAATTTGCGCTGCGGTTGCGCCCTTCATGTAGAGGCGGCGAATTTCCGCATCTTCTTCGGGTGAATAATGTGCGCCTTTGGGTATGTCGGCGGCGCGCCGTGGCCACCCCGCGCGACGGCGATAGTATTCCAAATTCTCTGCTGAACGCCCATACTTTTTGACAAGTTCGTTCATGGGAACATCAGCACGCCAATCTGCTTCAAACTCGGCGCGCCGTGTATCATCCCAATGAACCTTTTTGGTTTCAAAATCGATGTTGCGGAGCGGCAGCTCTAAAGCGCGGATGCGGTCGCGGATGGAAGACGGTGAACATTGCGTGCGCGCGATGATTTCGTCCAAGGGAACCCCTTCAGCCCACCACGCGCGCAATTGTGGCGCCCATGTCGCATTGACGCCGGAGCCCACGTAATTCACGCCGACACTATTGGCGAGCCGCTTTATGAGCCTGGGGGAATTTGCGGCGAACCCGTACTTTTCCGCGAGTGCCCGTATATTGAGCCCTATCAAGAGGTCTTGTTTGAACTCAGCGTGTTTCTTCTTTGGAAGGACAAACTTAGCCACGTCCGACTGTCTCCTTGTTGACGAACGATCAATCGTTCTCTAAATATGCGGCTTCCGCAATCCCGACAAGCCCCGGCTCGCGTCGGCATCGATTGCCTAAGGAGACTTGATGAAAACGTTTGTGACCCCGGAGATGGCTCGCGATTGGCTATCCCGCAATGATGCAAATCGCAACCTCAGCCTCGCCCGCGCCCGTGAGTATTCGGGCGATATGCTTGCTGGACGCTGGAACTCTGACAACCGCCAAGGCATCCAGCTCGGCAGCGACGGCACCCTGGTGGATGGCCAACACCGCCTTATGGCGGTCTGTCTGGCCGCCAACGAAGACCCCGGTTTCAAGGGTATCGATATGTGGGTTTACGAGAACGTCCCGCCCTCTGTGCGCGGCGTCGTAGACTTCAATCGCGTCCGCTCTGTGGGTGACGTTCTTCACATCGAAGGCCACAAGCACGGTCAGCTGGCTGGCGCAGCTTCTGGCTACGTTCTGAACTGGCTCAACGGCGAGAAGATCAACGCGATGCGGTCAAAGACCGAGAAGCACGAGTTTATTCTCAACAACCTCGATCTCATCAACTACGCCGCCCTCGCCTCTGCGACGCGCGGGTATGCGGTGCCATCCGCTCTGGCGGCGATCCTGTTCCTCGCCAGCCGCAGCAAAGACCGCGAGGGCGCAAGCCTGCTCGACACCCACGCTGAGGCATTTGTGGACGGCATCGCCAATGGCGCCATGCTGAAAGCGCGTGATCCACGCTTGGCGCTGCGCACGTGGATGTTCAACCAGCGCAATGGCAAACAGGTGCAAGCTGCGGCGTTTGCAGCGACGGTGCAAGCCTGGAACAACTTCGTTGCTGGTCACGAGGTCGCGCAAATCCGCACGGTCGTCGGCGATGACGGTCAAATCGACATCAAGCCAATCGTCGGCGCGCCAGATCGCGGCGCAGGCTTGGGCGCACTGAAGGGCGTTACCTTGCCCGGCCCCGTGCGTACCCTGATCGAAGAGGCGCGCCAAGCCCTCTTGCGTGAACGCGCCGCCGCGACCGCCGCCGAATGACAACGCGCCGGGCGCTCACGCCGACTGAGAAATCGATTGTGCGTGAGCGCCAGGGCGGATTGTGCGGGTGCGGGTGCAAACGCCTGCTTGCTGAGCACCCGCATGACTTCGATCACGAACTGGAAGTCTGGGAATTTGGCCCCGAGGCCGACCCGGCTGAAGTCAACGCTCTCTCAAATTTTCGGGCGCTGGTCAAAAAACCTTGCCATCAAGCCAAGACTGCACGAAAAGCAAAGGAGCGCGCCAAGGTGCGGCGCAACGCCAAGAAGCACGCAGGCACGTTCAAAAAATCCCCTTCTCGTTGGGGTAATCGCAAGTTGGAAAGCAGGAGTTCATTCGACCAATGGCTGAACATGAGGGGCGAGAAGAAAACGAAGAAGAAAACGTGACAAACACGCAAATTGCGACGCCCTCGGCGCAACGCAGCATCGTCGCTGCAACAGCTGCTTTCTACGGCATGGAACCTGGGCCGTTTGAGCAGACGCTGCGCGCAACAGTGTTTCCGGCCAACGGCACGCGCGAGCAATTCGCCGCGTTCTTGATCGTCGCCAAAAACCACAACCTCAACCCCGTCACGCGCGAGATGTTCGCGTTCCCAACAAAGGGCGGCGGCATCGCGCCGGTTGTCTCTGTGGACGGCTGGTTGAAGCTCATCAACTGCAATCCGGCCATGGACGGCCTGACCTTCGTCGATGAGACGGACGACAAGGGCAACCTTGTGTCTGTTACGGCCAATCTCTATCGCAAGGATCGCGAGCATCCGATCTCGGTTACGGAATATCTGGCCGAGTGCAAACGCGACACCGACACGTGGCGGCAGTGGCCGAAGCGCATGCTGCGTCACAAGGCAACGATCCAAGCGGCGCGCTATGCGTTCGGCTTCGCGGGCATCTACGACATCGATGAAGCCGAGCGGATGAAAAACATTCAGGGCGCAGGCCTCGGCGGCGGCACGTGGGAAGAGATCGCGCCCGCAGAAAATGACGATACCTCTGGGCAATTCCTGAACGGCGAAGTCGCTGACCTGCTGCGCGCCGATTACATCCGCCAGATGAGCGCCTGCACCACACTGGAGGAGCTGGCGAAAGTCTGGAAGTCGTTCCACCGTCGCTACTACAACAACACCCGCAAGCGCATCTCAGACGCCTTCTACGGCGGGTTGGAGGAAGAACACGCCCGCATCGAAGAAAAATTGAGTGAGCAAGAGTTTGAGGCGCACCAAGCCAAGACCGACATCACGGCGCATATCGCCGCGAAAACACCCAAGACGAAAGCTGCGCAAAGGCGCGCCCGCAAGATTGTGAAGCGCAAGTGAGTAAGCGTCGCTCCTATCGCATCACCGACAAGACCCGCGCCGCTATCGAACAGGCGGTGCGGGAGGCGTCAAACGGTGCGTTCGTAGACATCACCACGGAGGAGCGACGCACCGAGGAGCAAAACGAGCGCATGTGGTCGATGCTGGACGATATTGCCGAGCAGCTGCCGTGGCGCGATTGGCAGGGCCGCGTGATCCGTATGGACAGTGAAGAGTGGAAGAATTTTTTTCTCGCCCTCCTCTGGCGTGAACAGAAGATGGTGATGAACCCTGAAGGCACAGGCATGGTGCTTGTGGATCGACGGAGCGGCAGCTCGACGCTTCGCATCAGTGAGATGAGCGATCTGATGGCGCTTATCGAGGCGTTCGCAGCCGAGCGTAATGTAAGGCTCAAAGTGTGGAGCTGAAGGAGAAGGAAGATGCCGAAACCAAGTTTAAGTGACCCAAAGATTCAGGCTAAGGCGGCGACCGCACGCAAAGCCGCCAGTCAGGCGCGTGGCGGCCTCGGCTACGGCAGCCTCGTAACCGCCATTGTCGCGCTCGCGGCGGCGGCGCGCGGCCACGTGCCGACCGCGCGTTTGATGGCGGAGCTGCTGGGCGGAGACTTGGTGAAGCACCAAGCCCGCCTCGCCAAGCTAACGTCGCTTGGCTTCCTGACGCGCCCTGGACGCGGCATCTATGCCCTGACCGACAAGCGCGTGGATGAAGGGCTGCTGCGTCCTAAGGATCGCAGGGACGTGGCCGCAGCCATCTCCAAACTGGACGCGCCGCAGTCACAAGTGATCCCGGCCTCGCCGCCCGCCAACATCGAACGCGCCCTGCAACAGGCGTTGAAGGCGCTCGCGCCTTTTGCCCGCTATGGTGCGCGCCTTAAGGATGCGAAGCCGGAGGCGGTGCCGATGCTCTTGCGTAGCGACGGGTTGTGCAACGAGGACTTCCAAAACGCGCATGCAGCGCGCGTCGAGGTGCTGAGGTTGAGCGCGCCGGAGACGGAGGCTAAGCCCCAGACAGAGGCGGTAGACTTTAGCCGCTTTATCAGCTGAACCCCTATGAACGCCGCCCTCCGGGGCGGCGTTTCTTTAGCGGACGCTCGTCGTCGTGGCGCTCCAGCAGCGTGCGGAAGAACTCGCTAATCCCCATCCCCTCCTCTTTGGCGTGCGCCAGCGCCAGCGCCTTCATATTAGGCGACAGGCGGATCGATACAGGCAGAGTTCCGGTGGTACTGTCGCCGGGCGGCAAGATTCGCTTCATGGCGCGTATGTAATACCTGATGCGCCCGCCGACAAGGGCGATAAGCTTCTTGCATCGGGTACTACATTTTCCCATTGCAACGCCCAACACCGTGTAGTACATAGGTCTTGTCCTAACCCGGAGATGGCGCGCGGTTTGGAGGAGGAGACTGAGATGCAAGAACCGACTGACAAGGAGCGTCTAACGATCTGGAGCGCGCTCGATGTAGCAGCCCAGGCTTACGATAAGGACGCCGCCACCTTTGGTGAACTGGAGGAGGCTGCTCGCGCGAATGGCGGCGAAACCGGCGAGCGGCAAGCCGAGATGATGGGCCGCTTACGCCAGACGTTTGAAGAACAAGCGGCGGATGCACGCAAACTGATGGAGCGGTACGAATGACCCGCATCAAACGCGACATCCAACGCGCCCTCTGGCGCGCTTACCCTGGCGCGGCGATCACCTTTGAGAAAGGCAAGAAGCATGATTTCGTCGTCGTGCGGCTGCCGGATAATCGCGCCGCCCGCGTCAGCTACGCGGGCTCGCCGTCCGCACCGGACATCACGGTGAAAAACGTGGTGCGAGACATCCGCTCTCTCTTTCAGGCGCCGCTGCGGCATTCGTAATAACTACTTGCACGGCGCGAGATGCCGTACTACATCGCTTTCAACGGAGACTGAAATGACAACCGCAGCAACTCCCGCCCCGCCCCCGTGGCAAGATACCGTTGCACAGGAGGGCTCGCGCCTGCTCGACGCCATGCGCGAAGTGGCGCCGCAAATTACTGAGGCGGTGGTCCGCTATGTGTGGGCGCAGGGTGTGGCGGGGCTCGTCGTCGCCGGTAGCTTGGGCGTCGTAACCCTCATTGCGTGGTGGATTTGCTGCAAGGTAGCAACAAAAATACACCCAGGAGACGATGAGATGGGGATTGTCGTGATTTCTGGCTTCATTGGCCTCGCTTGCCCGATTGCGATTATCTTTCTTGTTCAAGACAATCTCCCTAAGGTGCTCGCCCCTGAGGGCGCAGCTGCGATGATGGCGTTGCAAGCGTTGGGAGGCGGCCAATGATCCGGCTCCTCGCCCTCTTCGCGACGTGCATACTGGCGGCGGCGGCTTCCGCCGAGGCGTTCGACCGACCCGTATCGTTGATTGTCAGCGGCGCCTTCGGCCTCGCCCTCGGGGTGTTCTGGGATGACATCTGGCCGCGCAAGCGCGACAATGAAAATGTCGAGTACGTCGATCTCTCCGGCCTGAGCCGCGAGGCCAATTTGCCGGAGGGCTACATCGTACTCTGGGTTGAAACCCAGATGCGTAAAGACACCCATGAAATCGTCGGTTGCAAGGCCATGATCGGCTCCCTGCGCGAAAGCAAGCGCTACGAAGGCAACGGCGCCACTATCGAGGCCGCCATTCAGCATGCGGCGATGCGCGCCAGATTTGCAGGCGCAAAATGAATGGCGCGCGATTGGATCATCCTTCCGTCTAGTCCCGCGCCCGGCGTCAGCCGATCTCTTTCAGGCGCAGCCAAGGTGCGGATGCTGGCCGACGGTTCGCGTACGGCCAGAGAAATCGCCGAGATGACCGGCTGCCACCTAAACTATATTTACGTTTTAGCGCGCACTGAGGGGTTGACGCTGAAGCGCGGTCAGCGCGGTGTTCAGCCGGGATCGAAGCTTGGCTCCGAGCCGCTTGTGGCGCGAAACAGTGAAATCGTGCGCCGGGTGATTGAAGGCGAAGAAACGTTGGAGGCGGTCGCTAAAGACTACAAGCTCACGCGCGAGCGAGTACGGCAAATCGTCTGGCGCGCCACCCGCATCTCACTGATAGGTCGCAAGAACAAGATGGCGGCGAAGGCCAAGCTCGCCACAGAAAAACGCGCGGCCAAAGCGGCTCAGGAAAAAGAATGGGGCGAGAAGATGCTGGCCCTTGTGAGTCTGGGCGTCTCGATTCGCGCCGCCGCTAAGCGTGCGGGCGTCACCAAGCAAAGCATGGCGGACAAGCTGTCGCGCCGCTATGGCTTGGGGAAGCTCACCCATCATGGCCGCTGGCGCAAGAAGCGTTAGTGGGTTTTTAACCGTCCCGGCTCACATGCTGTAAGCTCCTATGAGCTACACGACGAGCCTCGATTACGAACCGGCCCAGGAGCCGGATGAACTCGCCTCCTGGCTCGCCTGGGCCATCGTGGCGGCGTTCGCCATCTGGGCTGGCTGGGGCTGGCTCAATGACGGGATGACGGCCCTGAGCCTCCTCCTGGCCGTGGTCTTCGGCCTCTTTCAGGTTGCCACCAACATTTTGGCGGTGAAGGTGCGTGAGCTGGCGCGGCGCGGCGCGTTCTTGACCATGTTGGCCGCCTTTGCGGCCATGATTGCAACCGGCCTCTTGACCCACGAGAGCTTAAACCACGCCTACGCTGAGGCGGTCGAGGACGGCCACGTCACCGCTGACGCCGAGCTGATGAGCTGGCTGCTGCTTGGGGTGCCGTTTCTTGAGCCGCTTTTGTTTTGGATCAACAAGCTGCTGACTGAGCCCGCCCATACCGCGCCAGCTGGCTTAGGGCTCATCCCGACGCTGATGATAATCTTGTTTGGGCCGTCAGCTGTCGCGCAGCCGCCTCAAACGCCGCCGCCGCGAACCGATCCTGTAGTCCGCACGCTGCCTAAGCCTCAGGCGCGCAATCTAGATGAGCCAGCCCGCGCGCAAGCTAAGCTCCTGGCGTCTCAGGGCATGAAGGCTGGAGACATCCATCGCGCAACCGGGGTGCCGCTGGCTACCTGTAAGCGTTGGGTGAAGGCAGCGTAAGCTCGCGCTCGTCATCGAGCCAATCGTCTTCGTCGTAGCAGCCTTCTTTTAATTTGCGCTCGATCTCGCGCAGTTGCCGCTTGCGCTGCTTGCGCAGACGCAGGCGCTCATGGCGTTCAATGGCGCGCTGGACATCTGTATCGGCCACCGTCCTTCACTCCCTGTAGGTTTTTCCTGAGCGTATCTCTGAGATTGTTGAGCTGCTGACGCCGTACTGGCGAGCCAAGGCTGAACCCGTTGCAGGAGAGACACGGATGGATAGGGCGTCCTTGTATGAGAGTTTTTCAGCGCCAAACTTTCCAACAGCACGGTTGTGCTGCGCGTACCGTTGATCGTTGTTTTCCGCGACCGTCGCCCAGCGCAAATGAAGCGGATTGACGCAGGAACGAACGCCACAGCCGTGCGCCGCGACATGCTTTATCGTGGGCCTCGATCCGTTGGCGCGGAGGCAAACATAAGCATGAGCGTTCACGCCTTGCGAAATCGACCCGTAGCCATGTTTGTTGAGCTTGTAGGGCCAGATGAGGCAAGTGCTTCCGCGATGGCGGAGCGCTATCTCTTCAACAAATTCCAGCCGGTCGATCACAGACATCTCAATCCTCGCGAATCAAAACGTTGTGAGCTTGCACTACGGAGACGATCTCGTCGCGCTGACGACACGCAAGCCGCGTCACCGCGCTCGCCTCAACAATTTCACCCGCCCAAAAGCGACGCTCGACAAGCTGGGCTTCCCCGGCTTCGCCTTCGGCCAACGGCGGCAACTCACTCTCAGCCGGTAGCTGATAGCGCGCGCACGGATCGATAAGCTCCTGCCGGATTGGGATTTCGAGGCCGAGCGGATCAACGTCCGGTTTCGGGATCAGCCCACACGCCGTCAACCCCAGCAACGAGGGCAGCATAAATATCAGCGGCGGTTTCAGCATTGGCGATCTCTCGTTGCGCGGCCTCAACAGCTTCGCGCGTTTGATCTTCGATACGCTCGGTAGTTTGCGCCTCAGTGCTTGCCACTTCGTTTAAGGCCAATTTATCTTCGGCGGAGGCCCGCAGCGCACGTTCGCTGTCCAGTGAACTTTGCAGCTTCTCGGCGTCGGCCTCCAGAAGCTGAAATCGCACCCACACTGACGCCACGATGGCGAGCACGAACATGCCGCTGATGACGCGCCAGTTGCCAAGCAACGCCAGCATTATGAGAGCGCAACATTGTTGACGAGGCCGCCACCTGCGGCACGATCTCGTGCGACCTGCTCAACGCCCCGGCTGACAAACGTGGTGACGACGAGGCCGAGATAGACGTTCACCGCCGTGTAATCGACGGCGATCTGATGCAGCGGCGCATAGACGAACGAGAACATGGCGACAATGAAGCCGCTCCAGCCGAGTGCGCGTCGCCAGCCTTTTTCGCTGAGGCGGTCCAGGCGATTGATGATGTGGTTGTAGATCGGAAGAAAAGCGGCGGCTTGCATGCGATAATGATGCGCGCAGCGCCACGCATGCGGGGCTCAGTTTTCTTCGCGCTCGCCGCCTTTCGGCACAAGGTCAATCGGATCGGTGGAGTTGCCGCCTGAATAGACATATTGCGCCGCGAACGTGAACGTATCTATGGCGGCCCCGCCGTCGCTGTCGTTGGTGACAGTGACGGTGCCGGTGTCGTAGTTGCCGGATGGGAACGTGTAGGCGACATAGACGGCAAAGTAGAGTTGGTCGCCCACGCTTGCGTTGACAGTGATTGGCGTCAGTGTCGGCGACTGCACCGCAACACCGTTCTTAAACCACTGACCCTTGGCGGGGTTGCCGGATGTTGAGGTCCACGCCGCGCGCAGCGTAATGACGTTATCGATAGCGGCGAGCGTTTGCACGGAGGCCGAATTGTTTTCGTAGCCGGTGCTGGTGTCGGTGACGCTGATGTTGCCCCAATTGAGCGCGCTTGGGGTGAAGTCGGAGCCGCCGCCTGCGGCGCGGCTTTGCACAAAGATAATTGTCGCCATCAGCTGTTTCGCTTGTAACCGATGAGCGCAAGCTTGACGCCGGTTGCGCCAGAGGTGCCGACTTGATCGAAATCCACGGTGATGAGCGAGTCATCCGTCACCGACACAACTGAGCTGGTGAGCACCGCTGCGGTCGCCGCTGTGGTTGACGTGGTTTCGTTGTTGTCAATTGTGAGCCGGGTGGAGAATACGGATGCAGAAGCGATATTGACGTCAAAGGTCAGGATGGAGCCGCCCGGCTGCGCTGTCGTCAGCGAGCCGCGCACTTCGGTCAACTCAAACGCGCACGGCGCGCGGGTGGTGATCTTGGCGTTGCCGCTGGTGATGGCGGTGCTCTCGTCGCCGATGCCCATCTGATAGATGAAGCTCTCGAAAATCGCCTTGCCGGTGGCGGTCATGCCGCCGATCAAACGGGTGACGCCGCCGCCTTCGCCGATGAAACGCAGGATCATGCCCGCTTGCGTGGTGATGTTTGCGCCGCCGAGGAGGAGGTTAGCGGAATGTGCTATCGTCAGGACGCCATCGAACACCACGATGCGCTCTGCGCCTTGCGCCAACGTGATGGTGGAAATGTTTGTCGTGCCGGTGATGTGCAAGAAGTTGCCGGTGGCGGCGTCGAGATCGATAGCGGACGCGGACGCGATAGCTGCGCCTTCCGCCCAGCGCAGCGGCCCCGTCATCGCGCCGCCCGCTTTTTGCAAGTACCCCGAGAGGTCGCTGGCGACGAGGAAGCCCGCAGCTTTGTAGATTGGATTGATGGTGACGATGGTTGAGCCGCCAGAATCCTTCAACACCGCCTTGTAGTCGAGGTCGTCTTTGAAGAAGGCTTTCGGAAAACGCCCGGCGCTGTTGGCGGTCAACACGCCTGCGGTTGAGGCGGGCGTCACCCAATCAATGTCGGTGTAGACCTCTTGCAGCACATCGGCGAGCGAATAGAAGGTGAGGGTGCAGCCGCTCTCCACTTCGCTGGAGGCGTCAATAACGGAGGCGAGGGCGTCGGCGACCGGACGATGCATGCCCAGATTATCGGCTACGCCGCCTCATCGCGGCCTTCCGCCGCCAGAGCCGCTTGCAGCGCCGCCAGGAGGCCAAGCAGCGGGCCTTTGCCACGGATCATCTCGCTCAGAGCTTGCTCGAAAGATTGGCCGCGCTGCTCAGCCGTTTCGCGAATGCGATCCACAAGATGCTTCAAGAACGGGTCTGCGCCAGATTGGACGCCCGTGATGTCGCCGCCGCCAACCCATGCTGCGGCCTGCGCCTGGGGGCCGGTGAGGCCGCGCTCTTTGCCGAGTGACTTGTAGTAATCGGCAAGCGCGCCATACTCGCTGTCTAAGCCTTTGCCGCCCCACCATGACGGCTGCTCTAGCGCCTCATCTATGTCGATGAGGCCCATGTGGTAAGCTTGGCGCGGATTGAATTGCTCGCCCTCAAACGTCACCGGATTTTTGCCGTTCTTCAAAAAACGCGGGTCGGCAGAAAAGATCGACGGCAGCGCCAGCGCGTGACTGTCTATGGTCACTGGTTCATGGTTGCCTGCAAGGTTCTCAGCGTAGCTTGCGGTCTTCGGTCCAGTGATCGGAGAGAAGCCGCCATCGTCCATGCGGTCCATCAGTTGCCGGTGGACGCCGCCTGCAAAGTGACCGTAGCCTTCAGGCGGGACCGGGCGCGACTCACCTGCGCGATCTGCGCCATAAAACAGTGAGGCGCGTTTGATCTGAGTCGCTACATCAGAGCGCGGACTGGTGGCGGCGTTGAAGTCGATAAAGCGCCGAAACGCCGTTTGTCCTTCCTCGGGGCCAAGCTCAGCGATGAACGCTGCTAGAAGCGGGCGCGTGTCGTACCATTGATCTGCGCCCATCTCGACGCCGCGATCAATAGTGTCGAGCATGCGGGAGCGAACGTTTGAATTGTTGATGAGGTCGAGCATGCGATCCGGCACGCGGCGCGGACTCGCATAAGCCAGCGCCTTTTGTTCGCCGAAGGCTTGGCCGGTGAGATTGTCGAGCAGCGCCGTGTCGGCGCCGCCATACTCAATAGCCTCACGCAACGCGGCTACGAGGCGCGGGAGGGAGGGGGCTTTAGGCATCTTCGCTCGCTTTCGCGCCAACGCCTGCGCCCGCCAACGCGATCAGCAACATCGCGAGGCGCTTGCGCAATTCCTCAAGCGAGATTTTGCGACCGTCTACACCTTCGTTGTAAACCCATTCGGGCAGGAGGCCGACTTTCTGATCGGCATAAACCGTATCTTCCTGACTGGCGGTGCGGTTCTTTGCGCCGAAGGGGCCGTAATTCACCCACGAGTTTTGCCCGCGCGTTTCAGCGGTCAGCGCAGGCAGCGCCATATCGGAGAACATGCCGCGATGATGGCGGAAGGCGTTCTCTTCGCCGCCAGCGCGGAAAGTCGCGCCAATCGGCGCGTGACCGAAGGCGTCATGCACGGCGCGGAACGCATCGTTTCGGGTAAACGGCGCGCCGCCGAATGCGCGCCGCCCAAAACCGCGCACCGGCTCCAACAGCGGATTGAGCACCGCCTCATTGATCGAACCGAAACCGTCTTCGCTGGGAAAGACAGAAAGATGCTGGTTCTCGCGCAAATCCGCGAGCGCTGCTGCTGGCGTGTCGTAGGGGCTGCCGCCCTTCGGGATGAAGTCGAATTTGTAACCTTTGTCGAGCAACAGATCGAGCTGATCCAAGGTTTCGTCGCCCATCGCGCCCCAGGAAGCGCGCACCAGCGGGTCGGATGGATCGTTGACCATCGCGTCATAGGCGGCGGCGATGCGCGCGCCGCGTTCAGGATCAGCCGCAGCCCAATGCGTCGGGCGCTCGCCGCCGAGGCCCATGCCATCGGCGTAGCTGTCTGCAATCAAGCGTAGCCGTGCATTTGGACGCACATGCGTAGGCGAGCCAACGAGCGGCGCCTTGGCCGCCAGGACAGCTTCCAGCGCCGCCCTGAGGCTAGACCCGGAGGGACGCATACCAACCACTAGGTCGCCTCGCTTTCCATCTCACGCTGAAGCGCTTGGCGCACTGCGCCCATCGAGAGGCCGAGGCCGCCCATAGCGGTGGCGATCTTGAAGAAATTGGCGAGACGCTGCACCTCGCTATTGTTGCGGCGGTCGCGATACTTGCCCCACAAGCCCTCGCCGCGCACCAGCGTCTTGGCGAGCGGCGTATCGAGTGCGGAGAAGGGGGCGGGGCCAGAGCGAATGTCGGCCAGCGACTTATAGGCGTTTTTCTCGGCCCAACGCGCCAGCGCCTCGCCAAGCTCGCGCTTGTAGACGCTCAACGCGGCGTGATCGCGGATAACTTCTGGGTTGCTGAGGGCGTAGTCGTAATACTGACGCATCTCAACCATCGCCGCTTTATTGGCGGGCGTCGGGTCGCTCCAGTAGGCTTCCTCGGCGTCGGCAAGCATCCGCTTCAGCGCGGGCATCTTGTCGTCCACCGACTCGGTGACGATGCGGGAAGCGCGAGCGCTATCGATGGAGGTTCCCCACGGAACGCCTTTGCGATTGTACGCGACGGCGTGCTGGGCCTCATGCGCAAGCTGATAAGGCACTTGTTCGCCGGGCTCCAAGCGCGCACGCTCGGTGCCAAGGCGAATGTTGATGTCACCATTGTCGTACACCTCGGCTACGCCGCCGCCGCGTTGCTCTGGATCGAGAATGAGCTGAATGCGGTCCCGTAAGCTCTTAGGCAGCGGCGCGCCCGTCACAAACGCATCGAGGTCGCCTGCATTGAAGCCTGCGAGATCGGCCTCCGACATATCGGTTGTCATCCGCGCATCGGCCCACGAGCGCGGGCCTAGCCAGACGCCGGTATTGTCGAGGTCGGGCGACAGCGTGAGGCCGGTTTCATCCCAGACGCGATCTTGGTCCCAGCCGCTTTCCAGCATGCTTTGCGCCCGCTGGGCGGCGCGCGAACGCGGGCTCACCGGATAAAGCATGCCTGCGGCGTTGGGATCGACCGTGGTCGCCTCCAACAGCGCACGCAGGGCGCTCATAAGCGGACGAGGGGCGGCGGCCACTTACGCGCCTCCAGTTGGCGGCGCAGGCTCGACATAGAGCGCGCCAATGACCCTGCGCCCGGCTGCTGTAACCACCGATACATCGGTCGAGGCGAGGTAGGTCTGCGACCCGCCCGCGTTCCCGGCGTCGTCGTAATAGACGTAATAGGTCTGGCCTCGGGTCACGCCGGTCACACTCCCAGCCGCCAGTGTAGCAGCGGCGGTCGAGCGGGTGTGCTCGGCCACGGTGATGGTGGCGGAGCTGGCGGAGGTGGCCTCGTAATCCAAAATCTGGCTCTCAGCCGGGGTGTGATAGTAGCCGGTGGTCATGCCAAACATCGCCGCGCGCAGCATCGCTTCCGCTTCAAACGCAGTCGCGCGCGCTTCGCGCACATGATCTTCGCGCTGGCCGCCGAGGCGGCGGATGATGTCTGTAAACAGACGCACGACATGGCGCTCAAATTTGCCGCCTCTATCCACCACGCGAATAGCGGCGTTCGGGATGTCGAGGTTGATGAGGGGGTTACTCACTGGCGCGCTCGGCAGCATAGGCGGCGAGGCCTGCGGGTGCGCCAGCGGAAATCAGGCTCGCAAGATCAAAAACTCTCTCTACGCCGCGCGGCAACGGCACTTCGGGCGCAAGCCGCCCAAGCATATCGCGCAAGGCGACGCGGAGGAGATCACTGCGGCTCATTAGTAACGAAACGCTCCGAACTTAGCGGGTTTAAGCTTCACTGTTTTCGCCGCGCGCGGCTGCTTTAGAAGCGCGCGCTCGGTGCGCGCCTGCTCAATCGTTGTCTCCATCACGCCAGATGGCTCGCGTGTGTGGCTGCGCAAAATCTCTACGCTGTCAGCGACACGATCAGGAAACACGACCCTGTGGGTGGCGCGGTTTCGCGACACAAGCGGGTCATCGAGGATATTGACGAAATCGACGCCATCGTACCCCTCGCGGCGGGCGGCGGATGTTTCTCTCAACATCCAGTCGCGCTGCTTGCCGAGGCTGCCGCGCTGCTTTTCCAGCGCCGGAACATCTACTGCTTTGAACCGGCCACGGATGCGCGCCTCGATCACGCGCCCATCGTTTTTATCGCGCGGCGTGTCGCTGTATTTGAGCGCCAAGCGACGGAAGTTGTCGCCTTGCTGACGCGAATTGGTGAAGAAGACGCCAGCAACAGACCCCGTTCCCATGCGCTTGTCAGCGAGGTTGGGGTCGAAGCTAGTGAACTCCGTATCGCCCGTGCCGTGATACCACGGGCCGCCATCATCAAGCGCGTCAGCCAGTGCGCGGCGCAGGGGGGCGCTGTCGCTCATGTCGGGTCTTCGTTGATCCAGACGCCAGAGAAGGCGAAGTTGATGGGGTCGGTGATGCGGATTTTGAGAATGACGCCATCTGCGGCGCGCGCCATACCCATACGCCAGAGCGTCGGACGCTCATCAAAAGCCCCGCGCTTGCCGAGCTGCACACGCCGCTCGACCCCGCGTTCGGAGAGACTGTCACGCGAGCCGCCATCAGTGTAGAACGTGAGGGTCGCCACCGGATCGTAGCCGCGCTGGCTCTCCGCCAGAGGCACATCCGTGCATTTCAAGTCGAGCGTGACGGAGTTAATGATGGTGCGCGCAGCCACCGGCACATGCAACGTCACAATGCGCTCGTGCGGGTCGCCATCGTCGCTATAGACGTTTTCTTCCCAGCTCCACACCACGTCGCTCTCATCGGAGGCGACAACGTGTTTTCCAGCGGCGTGGAAGAACGTGTAATAGGTCGGCGCATAGCGCATAGCGACGCCTGGGTCGCTCCAGCTGGTGCGCTCGCTCCACGTTTGCGTCAGCGTGTCGTAAGCATAAGCTTTGCCAATCGGGAAGCGCAGCACCCAGGTAAGGTGCGAGCCTTGTGCGTAAGCAAAACACTGCAGCGCCTGCGCTTCGGTGTCGGAGAGGGCGGCCAGCGCCATTTCGATCTCGCGGTTCGACACGCGCACAGGGGTGTAGCCATTGAGCATGTAGACGACACGATCATCGGCCACCCACATAGCGGAGCTGTCGAGCTTAGCAATGGCGTCGCGACCGACGATGCCGCGATCTATGACGATGGTGAGGATGTCGAAGGCGTCGGCGTCGTCGCCGCCCATAGCGCGCCAGACTTGAGTGGAGTTTGCGCCAAAGTGCCAGAGATCGCCGCCGATCACGATCTGGCTGCGGATTTCATCCGGTAGACGAGCTGATGAGGCAAACCCTGACGGGGGCCAATCAAGCGGGTTACCGACGCTTGACCAATCGAACTGATCTGATCCTTCGGCGTTGGTGATTGCGCGATCCGCGAGCGACGCAAGTGTGTAAGCATTGAGTGGGAAGTCTTCGTCGGTGCAAATTGAGAGGTCGGTCCCGTCATATTTGTAGAGGGAGCCGCCCGCGAGCAGCACCAAGTTGGCGCCGACGCTATCAAACAACACCGTGCCGGTTGCGCCCTGAATGGGGCCAAGCGCGGTCGCCGTCCAGCTGCTGGTGACGCGATAGAGTTGTGAGCCAGCCGCAACGAAGAGGTCGCCGTCGAGTACGCCAGGACGCGAGAAGACGCCGCGCACGAGGTCGCCCGCAGAGGGCGTCACCCGCTCTTGGCGGCCCATGCACGGCGCGATCAGATATTTGCTGCGCTTGGCGTTGCCGAGCGGCTGCGGCTCGACAACGCAGTTGCGCAGCACCAAAGGCGTACAACCCTTCGTGCTGCGGTCGTCAGAAGAGGGGGCGACCGGAAAAAATGGCACGGCTTATTATGCCGGAGCGCTGCATAGTGCGATGATGAGCGCCAGACCGGCGAGCATCAGCCACTTCCACGGAACCAGCTGATGCCACGGATACCTAGTACCCATAAGCATCCATCAGCTCACGCTCGTAGTCGTTTTCGCGGCGTGCAAGAATTGGGGTGTCACCGAAGAAAGCAGCGTTGCTGAAGCCTTCGCCCACGGCTTCGGGACCGGCGCGACCGAGGCGGCCAGTCTCGCGATGCGAGAGGAGGCGAATAAGCTCCTGCGTGAGCTTGGAATTGGCTGGCGCATTAAGCGCGTCGAGGACACCTTGGTTTTCGGCGACATCAATGCTCGTGAGCGGACGGAAGTTGCCGCGTCCGCGCCGAATGATGTTTGAGGCAGCCGAACCGTAATTGTGCATCAGCACGTCGCGCACCAATTCGAGATTGTTGTCGCCGGTTGTGTTGCGCAGCCGCGCCGCCTGCGCCGCGCCTTGTGGCAAGTCGCCGCCAGCCGCCTGCCATTGCGCGCGATAAGACGGCGGCGCATTGGGCATTTCGAGCGCCTCTATCACGCGCGCGCCCTCAGGGGCGCGATTGATGCGTTGTGCGACGCCAGCGATGTCGTCGCCTGCCGCGCCCATTGCGCGGTCCAGTGCATTGACGGTGTGACCGTTCACGCGCGGCGCGCCGGGCGTACGACCAAGCCCTATTTTCATGCCGATAGCGTGAGCCGGAATGCGCGCTAGTGCGTTGATGGCGGGGCCGAGCAACGCAGCGCTCCCGCCTGAAAACGCTGCGTTGAGCGGCATATTGGCGAGCCTATTATCGAAGCCTCGCTGACCCGGCAGCATGCCGCCTTCGGCGGAGCCGTAGCCATAAAGTGCGCCCATTGGCGCGCCAACCAACCCCGCCGTCAACGCTTGCCGACGCCAGCCCGCGAACCCACGTTGCGCGCCGCGCGACAGAAAGTTGGCAATTGGGCGACCTAGCCGCCCAGCTTGCGCCGCGCGCCCTAACGCTGCGCCAGGAAACACAAAGCTTCCCGCTGCGCCAATAAAGGCGCCAGCGTTCGTCCACCCCTCTCGTGTTGCGCGGTAGTGAGCAAGATCATTGCGCGCGCGACGGACGCCATCGCGGAAACCGCTTTGGAAGTCGCCGCCAGACGCCATCGAGAGGAGGCCATTAAGTCCGCCCATAGCTTCGTCGCCTAAACCGAAGCTAAAGGCATCCATCGCGCCAGCGCGAACAGCGTGCGCGCGATCAACCCATTCGGAGCGACGGGGGGTAGGTGGGCCGCCGTCATCAAGCCACTGCGTTTGCGCAGGTCCGCGCGCTGGCGGCGCAACCTGCGGTGGCTGCTGTTGATCCAACCATTCCGTTGTCATCGGCTGCGCGCCCCGTTCGCGCGCACGACGCCCCGGCGACCGTCGCGGGTGCGGAAATAGATGTCACGCCCGCTGCGATTGGCGCGCGCCTGCATATCGCGTTCTTCGCGGCTGCCTGCCCATGCATCGGCATTGACCGGCACCTCAACCGGGTAGCCCTCAACCGCGCCTTGCTCTTGTGCGTCGCCGTGACGAACGAAGGCCCAATGCGGTTCCGATGATTGCGCATCGAAACGGAAGAAATCGCCGGTTTGCGGAACCTGTACTTCACGACCGTCTTGCGGCGCATCCGCCAAAATCGCCCAATTGGCTTGCGTGTATGGACGCAGCGCCGTGCGTTCGACCTCTGACCAGCGGCGACCTTGCGCATCAACGCCGCGCTGAAGCGAGCCCGCTTCGTAGATGAACTGACGACGCGCGGAAGATAGCGCGCGCGAACCGAGGAGGGCGGCGCGTGATTTACGCAAGAAATTGATCGCAGACTCCAGCGTCCATTGGCCGGAAACGATGCCGCGCAAAGCCGCCTGACGTTCGCCTTCTGAGATCGGCTGCAAGCCTTGCAGTGCTTGCAGCAACAGCGGCCACGTATTAGATTGAATGTCTTCCAGTAGCGCTTGGCGGCCCGTTGAGCCAGCAAGGCGCGCCAAATCTGTGTTCATGTTATCCGGCAGGATAGTGCCGTTTTCGCTATTACGGGCGAGCGACATAAAAGCCGCCTCAAGCGAGTCAAGGCTGTAAAGCGCCTGTTCACGCTGATCTTCCGCCGCGAAATTTCGTTCGTAAATTTGAATTTCACCCGGCGTCGGCTCCGCGTACCCAGGCGACTGACCGGCGCGGGCGCGCTGCCCTTCCCGATTGCGGTAGTTCTCATCGAGGCGCTGCGCGTAGGTCAGCGTCATCTGCTCAAGCGCATCGAGTTCGCTGTCTTGGATGCCGTCGCGACCAAGGTTTTGCAGCATCGGCATGATGTCATCGGCGAGCAGCGGTTGACCGTTGGTGTCATAAGCATACGGCGTGTTTTGCAGCCAATGCATCGCCACCGGCAGACGCTGCTGCTCGGGGATGCGACGCAACGCCGTCACCATCTGTTGCGAGAACTGTAAGCGCGCGCCGAAAAGATCGACAGCGGTGGCGCGCTCATCGTCCATCAGCGCCGAGATGCGCTCTAGGCCATCCAGGTCGCCCATCGACATGGCTTCCTCGCGCAATCCAGCGAGGATGCTCATGTTTTGAGTGAGCTGCGGCGGAGCCGCCTGCATGATAGCTTGCTCTAAACCTTGGAAGCCACCATCAGCAGGCGGGCCGGTGGGTGCGGGTGCGGCTGCGGCGGCAGGCGTCGGCCCGCCTGTAATGGGGCCGGTCGGCGCGACGGCTTGCGCTTCCAGGGGTCGAGCGTTGTCCAGCAGTATGCGCGCAGCATCGTCGCCGTTATATGTGCTTGGGCCAGCTTCTGGCTCATAAGGGTTTGCATACGGCGTGGGGTCGGGCTGAGCGGCGCCCGGTGACGCCGTGTTCACGCCGGAGCGCGCCCGCAAAGCCGCCGCAGAGGGCGTGTCAAAGACCATGCCGTCGCCGCGTGCGCCGCCCGGCTGGTAAGCCTCATTGAACTGCATTAGCCCGAGGCGCTCCGTCCATGACGGCGCAAGCGGCGTCTGCTGAATATCGGTTTGCGGCGGCGGCGCAGTCACGACTTGCGGCTGCGCCGAGGGTTGCGGTTGCTGCGGCAAGCCGGGGCCACCCGGTTGGCCGGGTGCGATTTGCATCTCGGGGCCAGAGTAGGGCGTGGCCGGGACTTGCGGCAGCTGCGGGGCCTGCGGGGCAGGCGCCGTCTTCAGCAACGCATTGCGCTCATTATCCGCGCGCCAGTCATAGCGGTTCGGCAGGAACACATTCTGGCGCGCCCAGGCATAATGATCGGGCTCGTTGACGTCCAAGAAGCTGTTGAGGCTGTCTTCCAGTTGACGCGGGTCGCGCGAAGCGAGCGCGTTGCGCATGCTGCGCATGGCGCGACCCTGGTTGGCGCGTCGTTGACGCCGCTCGCCGTGGTCGTAACCTTCGCGGAAGGCGCGGCCATAATCATAGACTGCCATTAGATGCGCCCAGGTTTAGGCGTGACGCCCTTGGTGGACGTGACGGTTTGCGTGGGGCCGCCGCCAAAGAAGTTGCCGACCGCCTTGCGGGTGTTATTCCAATTGAAGCCGCCATTGGCGATCTTGGCGCTGATGCCGCCCAGCGCATTCGAGATCGCCATGCCGCCAGTGGCGGCGGCGTCCTGCAAGCCTTGGCCGCGTTGCAGCGCAATTTGACTAAGCGCGTTGCCCTGATTGGCGAAAGCATTGGCGGCCTGACTACCGACACCCATTGCCGCGTTAGCGATGCCGGTGCGTGCGGCGTCGCCGCGATCCACGTAGCCCTTGAGGCCAGTCAGGTGCGCTTCACGGCCAGCCATCGCCAACTCGTAACCTTGTTGGCCCGCCGCGCGCAGCGCCTTGCCTGAATTGATTGCGCCGCCTTTGCCAAGTGCGGCGTTGGTGGAAACCAGCGCGTTGTGCGCTTTGGCCGTGTTGTAGTCGGCTTCGTTCTTGTAGAAGGAGCCGTTGTAAGCCGTATTGTACGCGCCCGCTTGCGAGGGATCGATGCCGAGCGCGCCACGCACCAAATTGTTGGGCGTGGTGCTATCGTTCACCATCGGCTGCATTTGCGCGGTGGCGCGGTCGTAGCCGAGATTGAGTTGTTCGATTTGCTTGTCGGTGGCGTACTTCTGCGCATCCGCCGCCATTGCAGCAGAGTCTTTGACGGCGTTGGCTTGGGTCTTGGCGTTAGCCGCGCCGAAGATGCCCTGGATTACGTCCCCGATGCACATAAGAAAACAGTCTAAAGGGGTGGCCGTTTATGCTGGCTTCGCCTAGCCAGCTGAAGCCGCAGGCCTCAATAAAGCGATGATGCATGACGTTACGCTTGTCGGAGGCATTGAGCAGGCAACCCCATTTGCACCCCCACGCACGCACCCAACGCGGCACATGCTTGAGGGTGAAGTAGCGGGCGCGGCTGACATCATCCGCGCAGAGCATCCAGGGACTTGCGCCGTAAGCGGTTTGCTTCGCGCCAAGAATGGCCAGCACCCGGCCCGTGGCCACTTCAACCATTGCGCGCGCGTCGCCGGGTTTGGCGAGGTCATCGGTCAGGCGCGCGTAGATGTCGCTCGCGCCAGCCGCTTCTGCTTCGCGCGCATCTTCAGGCCGCAGCCGCAAAAGCAGATTGACGACATCTTCTTGGTTGGCGCGCCGGAAGGTGAACTTAGCCGCCAAGCTGCTGGAGCTGCTGCTGGAGCTGCTGGATCATCATGTCGATTTGCTGGGCGCGCGGATCGTCTTCTGGCAGAGATTGGCGCATCTGCGTCAAACGCTCTAGTTGCTCCATGAGCTGCATCGGGCGTTGCATGACGGTCTGCTGAGGGCGCTGCTCGCGCAAGGCGCGCTCAATCGCCACGCGCAGAGCGCGTGCGCCGCCGCGTGCGCCGCCTGCGAGCGTACCACCCGCCACACCTAAGACGCCACCCGTCGCGCCGCCCGCGATGGCGTTGCCCATCGTGTCGGTTTCGGAGCCGCCGTTCATGGCGTTGACATCAGAGTAGCCCGCGCCCATCGCTGCGCCTAAGCCGACGCCGCCTGCGGCTAAGCCGCGCCCGTTGCGACCCATGAACTCTTCTGCGCCGCCGCGCACGCCGCGCGTGGTTTGTTCACCAATATCGCCCATTGCTTCACGCAGGAAGCGCAGGAACGTTGAGGATGGAACTGTATCAGCCATTAGGCACCCATTTCACGCATGATAGCGCCACGACGCGCCTCGCGGTCTGCAACCGTTGAAATCGCTGCGCCGACCCCGCCCGTTACGAGATAGGGGAGGACAATCGAGAGGGCGTCAGGCTTCCGCGCCTTTTTGCCTAACCCCGCCTCGCGCAGCGCCGCGTAGACGGTTTGCTCGATGCTGTTGTCGGTTGAGTCGCGGAAGGATGGGTCGCGGCGCAATTCAGCAATCAGACGCCGCGCGTCGGTCATGCCGCCAGCAATCAGACGCCGCGCTTGATTTTTGGTTGAGAGCTTGTTTCCGCGCCACGGGCGCTGCGCAAACAGACGCACGCGATCTGGCGTGACATTCCATAGCTTCGCAAGGATGGCCACCGCAGGTTCGCCCGCCGCAACAGCGCGGTCAGCGTACTTAAGCAGCCGATCCAACTGGACGCCGATAATATTTGCGCCTTCACCCTCATCGTCTCGCAACGATGCTGAGATGTCGGCGCGCTTCGGGTAGAAGCCGCGCTCGTTCATTGTCGTGGCTTCGTTGACAATATCGGCTTCGTTATACTGCCCGCGTGTTAGCTTGAAGACTTTTTTGACCCCAATCGCCTCGCCAAGTTGCGCCCGCTCAGCCCGATCTTGCGCTCGCCCTTGTGCGCGCGCGTAACGCTGTTGCGCGGCCTCCGAGTGAGAGGCGCGCTTGGCTTCGATACGCGCAAGTCTGGCGCGCGCGGCTTCCAGCGCCGCCGCATCGGACGGCGGTCGGTTGTCAAATGCAGGACTTCTGGGTCGATCTGGGATCGGGATGCCCAAGCGCTTGCGCGCATACGTCATCGCACCTTTTAGCGCCTCCATCGTCGGAAGCTCGGTGGCGTTGAGCACCTGCTCCATTGTATAAACAGGCCGCCCATCGGGGTGGCGGGCGCTATACATGATGATCGCGCGCGCTTTGTTGGCCTTACCTTTCAGCGAAGGATAGCGGTCGAGTAAGACCTTAAAGTCTTCGGGATTGGAGGGTAGCGGCTCCGCCTGTCGCCCAAGGCCAGCCGCACGCCGCATGCGGCGCGGATCAAACGCAGCGCCGCCAAACAGCACGGAGCCCGCCGAATCTTCATCGAGGTCTTGGCGCGCAGAGTAGGGGCCAAGATACTCATCGAACATCTCGTCCGATCCGCGCTGGCCTGACTCAAGCACGTCCGCCATGCGAACGGGCGGCAAACCCTTGAGGGTGTTGACGTCATCCAGCATGCGGCTGGTGTGCTGCGCGAGCGGGCGCGTGGCGTCAGCGACCCGCCGCTGGACGCGCGACATCGATTGTGCTTCCGGGTCACGGATGTGCATCGCAGGCGAGCGGATGTCAGCTGGCAACGAAGGGCGCAGCGCATTGCGGGCGAGACGCGACAAAACTTGCCGCGCGCCATAGCCGCCCATCGCTCCGATCATTGCGCCGCCAAGCGCGCCGCTTGCATCGTTCTCGCCAAGCGCGACGCCACCGGTTGCGCCAGCGAGGCCGCCAAGAAGAGGAAACGCCGCCTCATCGATTGCGCGGAGGAGCGCGGAACGCAGCGGGTTCATTGGCGACCTCCACGATTCCGCATCTGCCGCAGCATCGCTTCCGCGATGAGGCGGGTTTCCTCTTCACCAAGCCGCTCAGCGCGCGCAATACGACGACGAACATCAGCGTGATGCGGCGCACGCTCCATGCGCTCAAGAGTGCGGGCGGCATTAAAGCTGTCGCCTTTGCCGATGGCCCACGCCGCCTCCGCGCGCGCCGCCTCTTCGCGTAAGCCGATGCGGCGCAAATGGCGGATGTATTTCTGAAAAGCTTTGACGCTCTCTTTTGCACCCATGCGCAAAAACGAGCTGCGACCAGCCGCCATCCCGCTTAGCGCGCCCAAGGCGGCGGCCCCGCCCACTGTCGCGCCAGCAAAATTGCGGAAGCCTTCATGCTCGCCCTCAGTCAAATCATAATCAGACAAAGCGCTAACGCCGCCTGCGATGGCGTAGGGGTAAAGCCCAACGGGCAATCCGAGCATGCCTCCAACTTGTGCGCCGCCCGCGAGCGCGCCTTCGGCCCGGTCTAGCGCGCCAGACGCCGTGCGTTGCACGCCGCGCATGGCGGCGCGGGCGCCGTCTTGCAACGCCAATTGGAGGGCGGCCCGCAGACTCATCGCATCACATTCAAATCGACGTCGCCCCAGCGGTCGAAGCCCATGACTTGCTCGTAGAGGGTTTGGGCGCGCTCACGGATGCGCTGGCTGTTGGTGTCGATCAGCTGATAATCTTCACACAGACGCGCCGCGAGGCAGATGACAATCGCCTCAGCAAACTCCTCAGGGACGTCGATCTCGTCGTTGCCGGAATCGACAGTCTCGATCACCCGCTCGTAGCCAACTTTGAGCGTGTAGGTTCCGCTGCTAAAGGAGGGGATGGGCCACAGTGTTACTGTTGTTGAGGTGCGCTGCTTGTCGAGCACGTAAGCGACAGGTTGGCCGGTATTGGCTTTGAAGATAAACCGATCCCAATCCTGACGATCCCATTCGGTGAGCGGCAGCCGCTCCTCGCCATCCTCCAGCCAGCGCACATTGTAGACGAGGCGCGGGCGCGGGTTGAGCGTGTAGGTCTGCGTCCCAGAGACAAGCGTCACCGTTTGCTCGGCGCGCGTCCACAGATTGGGGCCTTCCGTTGACCACGACTTCAACATCTCGTTGAAGACATCGAGGCCGTTGCTCAGCTCATCAGCTGACGCCTCAAAACCTTGGCCGAGGACGCCAAGCTTCTGCAACGCGCGCGACACGTAATGGGCGGCGGTTTTTTGATAATCGATGACGCCAGAGAGGGCCACGGCTTACATGCCTCCCTTGCCGCCAAAGAGGCCCTTGGGGTTCATAAAAGCGTTCTGCGTCACGCCGGTCGTTGGGCCGCGCGGATTGGCGCTGGGCGGCTTGATTGCGCCCCCGCCATTACGGCGCTTGCCGCCTTGCGACGGCGCGCCAAACATCTCCGGGTTCTGCATCCAGAATTGGCGCAGCAGGTGAGGCGGCCACTGATACATCATGGACGCTCATCCCATTCATCGGGGTGGTCGTTGCCGGAGTAGCCAACGTAGTCGGTGTTCAGTCTGCTGATGATGTCGCGCATGCGTTGTTCGCGCGCGTGCTGGCGGCGGAAGTTGTCGAAGCGCATGCGCCACGTTGAGCGCGAGAAATTCGGCGCATCGTCGGAGAGATGCTCGGTCACCGCCTCGTTGCCGCTATTGGCGACGGACAGCTCCGTCATAAGCGCCTCAAGCAAACGGCGTTGCTCGCGGACGGCGCGGCGCTGTTCGCGCAACGGATCATTGCGCTGTCGCGCATACTCAAGCGCGGCGGTTTGGCCTAAAACCGTCCCGCCAAGAGCAACCGCGAGCGTCGGGCGGATGTCGCGCTCGAAACTATAGACGCCTCGCTCGCGCTCCATATCGGCAACCGCACGGGCGCGATCTCTTTCGGTGATGTGTCTGCGCCAGCCGCGCCCGAAAGCGCCTCGGCCATAAGCGCGACGCGGCATATTAGAAAGCGCGTTGTCGGCGGCGGAGCGAAGCAGGCGGCCAATCACAGGTCGTCTCCGGTGATCGGGTCGTTATCGTCAGTGAAGGTGTAGTTGGTGTTGTCGAGACGCACGTTCTTGACCGGCGCGCCCTCGGCTGGGTTTACATAAGGCGTCGTCAAATAGACAAGCGGCGGGTCATAGCACTGGCGGCACACAAACAATTGCGTCCACTCAATGCGGCAGTCGTCGTGCTTTACGGTGAACCCGCAGCGGTCGCAGATCGCCTTTACCATCGCATCAGTGTAGGCGAGAGCAGCTTTCTGCTGCCCTCAAACCCACCGGGTTAGCGTTCAAACAGGATTTCGAGGAAATCCACAGAAAGCGTGCGGGCGTTGGCGTCACCAGCCTGCACCGCGATGGTGACGGCAAGTTCTTCATCGTCAACAATATTGGTGGTGGAGGTGATGTCTGTACCAACCGGCACGCCATCAAGCATCGCGGTAAGCGTGCTCTTGCCGTCGAAGTACATTTCGGCAGTGACGTAAGTGTCATCGACCATCGAGCCCATCGTGATCGTGGATGCGGTCGAGTTCTTGGCCGCAGCCGCAACCAAAGTCGTCGCGCCATCAGCCTTGTAAAAGGCGATATAGTCGCTCGGAAGCGACTGCAGTGGCGAAGTGTCGGTGATTGCGAGGCCGATGATGACATCTGACTCGGTCGCGTTGGATACCTTGAAGCGGGCGCGTATCCAGAACTTCTTGGTGGCCGTGAACTTGAAACTCTCGACGGTTGCGCCTGAGCCGCCAGCCCATTGCAGCGAGTTGACATCGTTGTCGGTTGACGTGTTGACGAGCGAGAGGATGCCGCCGTGACCCGCAGCAGCAGCAGCCTGAGTTGCGCCAGCTTGGGTTTCAGTGACAACCCAATCGCCTGAAGTGTAGCCGTGGAAGTCATCGAACCAGCGCACGTAACGCGTCGGGTCAGGTTGAGGGTAGAAGCGGCCCATGCCTGCGTTGCCGGAGGCATGGTCATTGATCCCGTTTGGATAACGGACAGGTGTCGTCATGGCGCGAACTCCATAGTGGTTCCCCGGAATGGGGCTTTCGCAAAAACGACACTCCGCTATCGATGTGAATAAATTGCTAAAGGGGCTTGCGTCTTCGTCTTCAATGTACTACATTGAACTTATCGAAGGAGACTGTCCTCATGTTTGACGTACAAGTTATCAATCACGGCTCGCTCATCGGCTTCCTGCCGATGACCCAGGAGGCCAAGGATTGGATCGATGAGAAGGTCGATCCTGACGCCCAATATCTGGGCCGCCAACTCATGGTCGAGCCGCGCTACGCGGGCGACATCGTGCTTGGCATGGCCGCCGATGGCCTGGAGATCGACGGCGATTTTGTCGGCGGAACGGGAGACTGAGCCGTGGCTGCGAAGAAGACCAAGAAGCGCGCGCAACCTCTGCTCATGGCGACCGCGCCGACCCTGCGCCAGCAGCTGGAAGACTCGCTCGTCATCACCGAGCTGGCTCCCCGCGCTCTGAAGGCGAAAGTGGATCGCCTGGGTGACCTCAACGCCGAGATCGCCCGCCTGACGGAGAAGGCTGACGAGCTGAAGGCGGAGCTGAAGGCGACGGGCCGCACCGAGATCGTCGGTAGCCGCTTCCGTGCTGTCATCAGCACCCGCGAAAGCACCCGCCTCGATACCGCGATAGTGAAGGGCTTCCTCACCGTCGAGCAGATCATCGCGGCGTCGAAGACACAAACCTCAACCGCGATCAGCCTCTACGACCGCTAGAAAGAGAAGGAGAAACGCAAAAGGCCCCGGAGTGATCCGGGGCCTTCCGTTATCGCCACGCCCGAGACTTAAGGTTTGAGCATGGGTGAGGGGTGGCGAAATTGCGTTACAGACGGAAGCGCACGCCCACCGTCAACTCGTCAGCGGCGACGTCGAAGCCGCCGAAGTCGCTATCCATATCGGCTTCGATGCGGCGGAACTGCACCTCGCCAATCATGCGCTCGCTGAGCCGGTAAGCTCCGCCAACCGCCCAATGATAACCTTCACCGGAGGCGTTCACGGAGCCGAAGCCGAAACTGGCTTCGCCATCCACGTAATCGATGCCGACGCCGCCAAACACCGAAGCGTTGTCGCCGACAGGCAGATCGAGGTAGGCGGTGGCGTGATAATCAAGCGCATCGGCGTTGATCGCGCCCGCGAAGTCGCCGGAGAGGCGCGCGACGCCAGCCTCAACACGCACCGGCCCGACGCCCGTGCCGATAGCCGCCCCGTAGGCCAGCCCGTCATTCAGTGTAAGGCCGCCTACATCCGCCGAGGATTGGCCGATGGAGAGCTTGCCATACCACTCGTCGGCGTGCGCGTTGGGTGCGATAAAGACCGGCCCAAGCAACGCCGATGCGATCAGGAGTTGAGAGATTTTCATGGTTCCCCGCTTCAATTGAAGTCCGGGGAGGGTTGAGCGGGTTCGGTTAAGAAGAGGTTACGTCACCAATAATAGCTATGTGGCTTATGATTTCCAAGCGGCCACGCAATGCTATCTGGATCAGCGCCAGCGCGCAGTTTTGCCAAGAGCATGCGGTTATGCGCGCGCTTTGGTCTTGTGTGATAAACGATGTCCCACCAGCGCGGCCAGTTGCCCATCCAGTTGTAATATTTCGCGCGGTCGTGCTTATCCAGGCTGCGGCCTGATGAAGACGTGCGCGGGCGGCGGCGTTTGAAGTTCGCCATGACAATGTGGCTCCGTTGTTACCTACATTGTCATGGCGTTCTCCTGTGAATTGGGGATAAGGGTTGGATTCGCACCAACGGCCTCCGGGGTATGAACCCGGCGCTCTAACTGCTGAGCTACCTTATCAAAACCGCCAGTCTTTTCCCCTGCCGGGGTTCATGTTCGGGGCGCTGGCTTCCCCTAGCGGTTGGCTAGGCCGCGCGGAGGGTTAACCCCAGCCTTCGATGCCAGCAGAACCGCCGTCGTCAATCTTCACGGTGCCGCCCCAGCCCTCAATCAAATAACCTTTGCGCATGCGCTGCCTCCGATAACACGCGACGCTGCCGCCGCGTGTCCGACATAGAAAAACTCCCCCGCCTTTACAAGCGGGGGAGAAGTAGACGTTGGGTTACTAGGAAGGGAAGAAAGCAAAAGATAGAGTCTCTTGCAAGATCAACCCTTGCGCCGGTTCGGTTAAGAAGACGTAAACGCGACAGGCGACTTGTCATAAGTAGGTAAAAAGAAGGAGCCCCGCCGTTTCCAGCGGGGCGCCTAAGTATTGCGTATCGCAGCCAAGCGATAACCGAGCGCCCGTAGGCGTCAGCTAGACTTAGCCTGCGCCTTGCGTGCCGTAAATGGCGCGCCAGTCGCTCCAGCCGGTCGAGAAGCGCATCGTGCTTTTGGCGCGGGCGTTCTCGGTGCCGAAGTCTTCGTCTTTGCCGAAGTCGAGCTTACGGCGCTCAAACAACTTCAGACCCTTGTCGCCGCCGATGTCCACCGTGATGAACCACGCATCAGCGTCCGTAAGATACGGGCTGACGAGCGGGCCATCCGAGAAGATGCCCATCGACTTGATGGCGTTGAGGTCGTTGTTGCCGGTGCCGGGACGCAGCGTCGAGTTCAGGTAGCGCTCGGCGTTGAACATCTCGTTGACCGGGATGACCAGCCGCTTCGGCGACGCTTGGATGCGCAGACCACGCGCATTCTTCATGTTGGTGATGTCCTTCACCGCGTCTTCAAGCGATGCTTCAGACAAGTCAGCGTCGGTCGCTGGGCGGTTGGCTTGGTTGCCAGAGCGGGTGACGTGCGCCGTCGAGCAGAGCACAACACCGTCGCCGCCAAGGTAAGACGAGTTGAACGCGCGGTTGAGCACGTTCCAGCACACCGTCTCTTTCGTTTTGCGCATCGAGAAGGCGAGGGCGCGAGCACGTCCGCGCGAAAGCGCGTCGTACTGGCTGTCTTCCATCTCTTCGCGCGTGACGATGTAACCGAGCGCGTAAGACGAGTGGATGAACGAAGACTTGATGCCTTCGCGCGCTTCGTCGTACGTGATCGGCGCGCCTTCCGCCTTCAGCGGCGCGAGGCCGAACTGAGTGCTTTCAGCGATGACTTCCATGTGCTTGCTTGACGAGTTGACGTCAAACAGCTCTTTGTAGGTTTCCGGCTGCTCCTTGTAGGAGAGGCCAAACCATTCGTACACGCCCGGCCAGAGAGCATCTGGGTGGGCTGAACGGGTAATAACTGACATCGTTCAATCCCCCTTAGACGCCAGCTGAGCCAGGACGGTAGCTGTGCATGTTGATCTTCACGATCACATCCACGCCGGTCGCGTTGATCTCGTTGTCGGGCCGCCCTTCTGGGAAGCCGATAACGAGCAACTGATCGGTGTTTGTGGTTGCGAGTTCGGAAGCGTCGAGCTGGAAGCCCGACAGACCCGTGTAGGCGTTGAGGGAGCCAGAAACGATTTGGCAGGTGTTGCCTACGTTGGTGACATCAACAGCCGCGTCAGCTTTGACGAGATAAAGCTGCTCGGGGTCGTCAGAGACGAGCAAGTTATAGGCGGTCGAGGCCGCGCCATACTTGAGCGAAGGGATCGGTTCGGTCGGCACGAAACCAACGACGACGCCCGTGATGTAATCCGTGGTCACAGCGGTGCCGACCGTCGCGCGGATTACAGTGGGGTAGCCGTTCGTATCGGCTGAGCCAGCGAGAACTACCGGGTCGCCAACCGCGAGAGCCGTGCCGTCGCCAGACGCATGCGCGTATTGACGGACACGACCAACAAAGTTGCCGCCCAGAAGATCAACCGGCTTGAAACCGAAGGCCGTAGTAGAGTTAGCCATCAGGATTTCTCCAGATCAAAAGGGTTAGAGCTTGTTGTCTGCGTCGCGCGGCGTGTAGACGCGGGGGTCGCCCGCTTCCAAACCCGCGCCGTTAGGTCCGTTCAAAACCTTCTGGCCCAATTCGGCGGCCTTCATTTCCTCGTCCAACCGTTTCTGATTGGCGGCATGGTCTGCTTCAAAAAACTCTACCGGCTTCTTCATTAACCGAGTGTTTAGAGCGAGACGATTTTGCGCCACGTCTGCGTGGCGCGTAGCTGGGACGGCTGCGCCGAGTTCGTCGTCGGTCACCAAGTCCCAATCTTGACGATAGAGCTGATCGATGCGGCCCGGCTGATCCACGACCCAGCGGTAGCGGAAGTTCGGGTCTTTCGATTCAGGCGGCACGTGCAGGCGCTTGACGATGCCGTTGTCGTTTGGATCACGGCGGCGGCGCACGTTTGCATCTTCAACCGCGCGCGCGACGCGGCCACGTGAAGCCGGTTTCGGCGCTTCAGTCGAGGACATTGCCAGTATCTCCATTGTAGATTTTTGCGAAGCGAACGATGTCGCCTTTGAAGGAGCCGTTTTTCTTTTGCTCTTGGTAAACGGCGCGCGCCTCGGGCGGCAGCGCGTTCCAAGCTTGCGCTTCGGGGCTCGCCATGCGGGAGCTGGACGGCATGCGGGAGCCGCTCTGGACGTTGGCAGCCGGGCGACGCTGTTGCTGGACCGGCTGCTCAAAGGCTTCGTCTTTTTTGACGAACTTGCCTGTCACCGGGTCTTGCGGCTGCGCCGCGCGCGGCTGACGCTCGCTCTCCATCTCCCACGGCGCATCCTCAAGCTCATCGTCTTGCGGAGCAACTTGCGGGGCAGGGCGCGCTTGGGATTGCGCGCGACCCTTAAAGTAGTCGGGGTACTCTTCGCGCAGCGCCGCCTTGACGGCTTGAATCTGCATGCTCTTTGGGTAGCCCGCGTCGGCGTAATCTTGCGCGATGGAGAAGGCGTAGGAGTACGCCTCTTCGTCTTGTACGACCCACGGATGCTCTTTCAGGAACTTGCCGACAATCGGATCGGCCAGCATCTCTTGCGCTTGCTGGGTGTAGTTGATTTCCGGCTCCTGCCGGAATTTCTCATCGAGCGCGGCCTGCGCCTGATGCTTTTGGGCGTCGAGTTCTTCGTAGAGTTCGTCGTTGCCGTCTTTGGCCGCCTTGCGCTTCTCCGACTCGAAGTAGCGCTCGATCTCGGCGCGGTGGCGGGCCTCTTGCTCTTGCGCCAGCTGCGAGGTGGTGCGCGTTAAGCGCTCCATCCGCTGCTGCAACTCATCGTAGGAGCGCTGGCTGGCGCGCAAGTGGCGGGTCGCCTCTCTGGCGCGCTCAGCAGCAGCTTGTTGTTTGGCGTGTGTGGTGCGCAGATACTGATCTGCGGGGGTCCAGCCTTCTTTCGGACCCTTCCACTGGCTCTCGGGCTTCCAGCCTAGTTCGCTGGCGAGCTTCTCGATCTCATTGAGTTCTGGCGCTTCGATGGCCGCCCCGTCATCAGCGGGGAGATTCGGATCGGGCTGATTTTCAGCAGCCCCGGTATCAAGCGCCCACTCTTCTTCGTGGGCTGCACTCATTGTGTTTCTAACACGCTCCTCAAGGCACGCGGAATGCGTGCTGGATTGTGAGAGAATACGAGAGGCTTAAAGCACGCTGGCTTCAGCGTTATTGACGCTCAGTCGAGATCGCGCGCAAGCGCCTCGCACGCCTCTTGGACATATTGACGTGGTTCATTGCGAACTGCGCTTACATGATCGAGGAGGGCGTTATAGAGGCCGGGATTTCCAGCGCGCAGCGGATGCGAGAGCGGCAGCTTCAACAGCGTGACGTAGGCGTGGACAACCTTCACGTCATGGGCGGCGAGGCCGCCCATCAGGCCGTTAGCCTTGTGCGTGATGGCGTAGTCGTCGCTCATCGGCTTCGCACCAAAGCAAGGCGCGCCGCATGCGGCTGGCAGGGCGGCGCTTCAGCCCGCATCGCGTCTTTGAAGCGGCTGATCTTGGTGGCGCGGAATGGGATGGCGGAGTAGTCGCGGCAGGTCTTGCCAGCGGCTTCGCCGCAGGTTGGGCATTTAGGAAGCGGCTGGTCGTTCAAAACACTTCGCCTTTGGCCATTGCGACAGCTTCCTGAAAGCGCTCGTCGCGCTCCAGCATCTGACACAGCATCTCGTCGGCTTGGCGATTGTAGCGGTTCAACACCCGCAAATGCGGCGCGATGAACTGCTCCTCCACGATGGCGTAAAGCTCGCGATCTGGCGCGCTAGGGAAGCCGCCAACCTTAGCGACGCCCTTGGCGATGCGGAACAGATGCTCGCGCGCGCCGAGCGGGCTCTCGATGTGCTCAGGATCGGAAGATGTCGCCGGGGCTTTCTTCCCAGCTGCGGACTTGCGCTTCGGCTTCGATGATGGTGCTTCGGTCATGTGTGCCTCTGGCGACAGTGATAAGATTGTTGCGCGCGGTGTAGAGCGCCGCAAGCGCATCCCGCGTCTCACTTTTGATTTCATGCATGCGCCGCTCAATCGCGCGCCCTTCTGCGTTCAGCGCATTGAGATCATCAAGCGCCGTGCGCAGTGTCGCCACCGCCTGCAGGAGAGCGGGCAACTCGCTCATGCGGCCTGCGCTTTCGCCCAAGCCGCTTCGATACGGCGACCGCCGATCTCTTTGTCTTTGACGGCCATGTAGGTGCGTCCGTCTGCGCCCACGATGTATGAGCCCGCTGGATAACGTTTGGTGTAAACGAGGTCGCCGGGTTGATATTGCGGCTTCTGATCGATGGCGTCCCAATCGGCGGAGCGAAAAGCGACGGGTGACATGGCGACGATGCGCGCAAGCACGGACGCGCCCGTCTCATCAGCCTTGGTGCTGTCATGCAGAATAATGCTGCCGATCTTGTCGTCAGGCACGGCCTGCAAGATGATGACATCGAAGTCCCAACCGGGCTCGTAGCCGAAATTCAGCTCCGAGAGCGGCGGGATGGGTTTGTAGCGTTGGAGTGTTGTCACTGAAAACTCTTCACCGTTTGCCGTACAGAAATTGCATCGTTTTGGCGCGACCCGCTTTGCACCACTTCAAACGCTGCTCGGTGCTGACGGGCTCCAGCCCCATGCGATTAGCCTTGCCGATGCAGGCCATGTTGGTCTTACCGACGATGTCGGCGATCTCAGGCGAGGGGAGCTTGCCCCAATAACGTACAAGACCCTTAACTTGGGTAAGCGACCACTTGTCATTAACATGGTCGATCAATTCTTGCTCGGTCATTGCGTGCTTCCCGCTCTCGCGACCCAAGTGCCGTCGAGATCGTGCTCAAGCTCACCTGATTCGTGCATGTTGACTACACTCTCGTAGGTCAGCTCCTGCGGGGTGAGCCGCATCAGCGCAAAGAATTGGCCGCGCAAGTAACCTGCATCGTGGGTGTCGCGCTCGCTGCCATAGAAGAAGCGGCCAAGATATTGGTCGCGCGCGTCGTCAGCGGCGGCGACGATGGCGTCGAGCACCCATTGTGTGATGGGGGAGCTGCGCCATTGTTCAAATTCTTCTTTGTCGATCATTGGCTGCGTGTGTGAGAGGGGGCGAGGCGGATACGCCCGTGTCGGATTTGGCTTAGGGTGGAGCGCACCACGTTGTCGGTGGTGGGTTCCAGGCCGATGGATTGGCGATAGGCGTTCAGACGCTCACGCAGCACCTGGGAGGGGAGGCCTTTGCCCATCATGCTGGCGAGGAAATCGCGGTTGACCGGGCGCCCCGGCAGGCCGCGCAGGCGTTTCGCTCGTTCAGCCGCCTCCGGCCCGATGCGTCCGCTGCGAATATTGGTCATCATTGTTTTGACGGAGCCCGAGGTGTAGCCGGTGATCTCGGCCAACGCCTTCGGGTAGCCGCGCAAGTCGCCTTTGCGCAGCTCCGCCCAAGCCTCCGCCGCCTCCAGCAGACGCCAGAAGCCGCCGTCGCCCCAGGTTTTCTTGTGGCTCACGGCTTCGGCTTCTTAAGCCGGGGGAGGGTCGGCCACTTGCCGGTTACGACCCTGTAGCCGCCAATACAGATGGCGGCGAGGCCGAGGAGGATGGCGAAAGTCTCGATCATGGCAACTTCTCGTAGTCGGCGAGGCGAGTTGTCGCCCGCTCCTCGGGTTTAGGGATGTCGATCTCTTCTGGATCGGGCGGCTGCAGTTTCGACGTTTTGTCGATTAGTTCTTCTAAATCAATGACATCCGGCGCAGAACTCGGGCTCGGCTGCGTCAGGTGATTTTCACCAAAGACCCACGCCTCGTAGGACTTGGCCGCCGACAAAATCGCTGTCGGCGTGCTGGCGTGGCGGCAGGCGATCTCCAGCAGGTAGATGCGTTGGCTTGGGTCGGCAGTCATCAAAACTCCTTGCTGACTTTTTGCACGCCCCGCAGCCAGCGGCGGGTAGACGCGCGCACGGGGCGACCCTGGCGGGAAAACCGTAAGCGTCGTGCAGGCGAAAGCATCCGCGATTCGGCGTTAAAAAAGTCTTGCATAGGGGTTGTCAGCCGATCTTCAATGTACTACATGAATAATACGGAAGACGGAGACGGAAGATGACCAACGCCTGGGATCGCCTGATGGAGCAATCGACGCTGGAGGACGACGCCGCCCCCACGCAAGCGCCGCTTGAGCGTTTCGCCCGGTTGCAGGCAGAAGTCACCACCTCGGAAACCTATAAGGAAACCTGCCCGAAGTGCCGTGGCACGGGCCGCTTCCGCAGCTACGGCGCGTGCTACACCTGCAAGGGCGTCGGCCACCGCGAGTACAAGACCTCGCCGCAAACCCGCCAAGCTAACCGCGACCGCGCGCACGCCCGCCACGCCGCCAAAATCGAAGGTTTTGCCCGCACGTATCCCAATGAGGTGGCTTGGATGAACGCCAAGCAAGCCACCTTCGGCTTCGCAGGCAAGATGCTGCAAGCGCTGATGCAATACGGCGAGCTGACCGAGCGCCAACTCGAAACCGTGCAGCGCCTGATGACCCAAGACGCCGAGCGCGCCGCCGCCCGCAAGGTCGAAGCGGAAACCCGCGCCGCCGCCGCCTCGACGGTTTCGGTCGAAGCTCTGGAAACCGCTTACGCCACCGCGCGTGAAAACGGCATCCGTTTCCCGAAGCTGCCGCTGACGTGGCAGAACCCGGAAGACAAGGATGACGCGCAGACCTTCCTGTTCAAAACGTCGCAGAAGGGGCCGATCTACGTCACCGAGTCGGGCGAGTACCTGGGCAAGATCACCGAGGGCAAGTTCTTCGGCGTGCGCGCCTGCTCGAAGCAAACCGAGGAGCGCATTGTCGCCATCTGCGCCGATCCTAAGCAAGCCGCTATCGCCTATGGCCGCCGCTTTGGCGTCTGCTGCAAGTGCGGTCGCGAGCTGACCAACAAGGCCAGCATCGAACTCGGCATCGGCCCGATCTGCGCAGCAAAGTACGGGTGGGCTTGACGCTCCAGCATCCGTGTACTACATTCATCTCATCGGAACGGAGACGCCTTATGACCCACACCGCCGCTCAACTCGCCGCCATCGAAGCGTTCGTGCAAGCGCTGCAAACTAAGTTCGACGCCGAAGGCCCAGGCTACGGCCCAGGCGAGCTGCACCACACGGTTTTCTCGGTCGAGTACGGCCCGAAATACGCGCGCATCGTTGAGACGAAGTACGCTGGCAGCCGCTCGGTCTATTGCTTCGTTGAGATCGCAACCGGCGACATCCTGAAGTCGGCGAGCTGGAAGGCTCCGGCCAAGGGCGCGCGCGGCACCATCCTGACGCCGACCTTCGGCGTCGAGTTCTGCGACCGCTTCGGCGGCTCGCTCTACAAGCGCCGCTAGGAGGAACTGACATGCCTAAACTTTGGATCAAACGTGACGCGCCGGGCGCGTATTTCAGCCCGCTCATTGACGGCAAGCGCTATTGGGCTTGGCGCAACAACGAAGAGGGCGGCTGGTGGCGCGTTGATATGGTTGATGAGCGCCTCGACGGCAAGCCGGTGATCGGTACGGCGTGCTTCCGTCTTCTCAAAGACGCCGACGACTTCATCCGCGCCATTCCTGTGCGCCGCCGCAACATCATGTCGGGCGACTACTTCATCGAGCGCGTCGACACCCCGTATTATCTCTCGCCGTCGAGCGAGACGTATTGGAGTTCGTAGAGCTTGCGCTAGCACTATTCGTGTAGTGCATATCTTGCTGGGAACGGAGGCTGAAAATGATCGACACACGCAAACCCTATCGCCAATTCGACCGTAAAGACGAATATGGCGGCGGCGAAGACCGCGTCACCGTTGGCCTGAATTACGGCAACGACACGCGGCTCATCGTAGAGTCCAGCCACAAAGGCCGGGTCGAACGCTATCGCAGCGACTCGAAGCTCGAAATCCACCCGTGCTGGCGCGATGACGGCAGTGTGCTGATCGAACTCAGCGTCACCAATTACTCGCGCAATGGCGCGCGCCGCACGTCCTACCAATCGTTGGTGCTGCCACGCGATGCGGCTGACGCCATCGCCAAGGTGCTCAACAACCGGCCCGCCAACGAAGCCTTGGCGGAAATGCCAAACACAACGAAGATCGAACGATGAGCTACGTCCTACGCCACCTCAAGACCGGCGAATACTTGAAGCGCCCGTTTGCGCGCACCACTGATATTGCCGAAGCGCAGCGCTTTTCCAACGCAGGCGAGGCCGCGCGCTACAAGCGCACGCAGGTGCGCATGCCGCAGAACTGGACTGAGGACAAAGCCGACGATGAGTGACGTAAAAGAGAAGACCAAGCCCGGCGACTCCATCACCGACCTCATCCGCAAGCATGGTGCGGACACCAAGCGCGAGGAAGAAAAGACCGAGACGCCGAAGAAGAAGTGGCGCAACGTCTTTCAAGCGATGGAGGATGGGCTAGTGTGGCAAGGCCCGCCGACGCCGGGCGAGCCGCTCAAGTCTGGCGACATCGTGTTCGGCAAGAACACCTATCGCACGGCGGAGGCGGCGCGCAAGGCTTGCATCGCTGGCATCATGGCTGGCCGCTGGCACCCGCTGGCGTTCTTCTATCTTGGACCGGAGGAAGTGGAGTGAGCCCGATCACGCTCTACTTCGCCATCCAATTCTTCATCATGGCGCAGAGCATGTCCGAAGACGCCGCCGTGCCAGAGGGAGAGCGCCTGTGGTGGTTCCTCGGGCTCAACGTACTTGGCTTGCTGCTGCTTGTCGCCGCCAATGAGCGGAGGGAGAAGAAATAAGCCTCAGCTTAAGCCGCCAACAGCAACGCAATCGCCTCGTCATCATCATTGGCGGGGCGCTTAGCGGCGCGCTGGTGGGCGCTGATCGCAGCCTCTAGGCGGACCAACTCGGCCACCGCCGCTTCGCGCGTCATCTCTTGCGTTGGCGCTGGAGCGCCAACAGCCTCGACCACACCGGCGCTGACGGAAGCACGCTGCGCCACCGCAAGCACCGCCATCAACCCCGCCATCGAGACGCGCCGGTCGTCTTGCTCGTAAACCAATGAGCCAGCGAGGCGCACCACGCCAGAGCGCGTCGTGACCGCAACCGCTGCGTCTTCAAGTGTACCCGTCGCCGTGGCGACGCCAGCCGCCGATCCGGCCAGCGCACCCACGATTGCACCGCCGCCGCCGCTTGGGCGGAAAAACTGGTTGAAGTAATCTTCAGGCCAGTAGGGGGTGTTGAACGTGCTCATCAGTCGAGATCATAACTCAAGCTGGTGCGGTTGCCGTCCACATCGACGGTCGCCGTGATCCGATCTTGGTCATCAGCCACAGCATTGCGGAACGTGATGGTGGTCGTGCCGCCGCCAGAAACCTTGCCACCTGTAGCCGCCGCAATGAGACGCAGTGCTTGGCGAAGCGTCAGGCCCGTCTCAACGTCTTCCTCGTCCAACAGGTAGGTTGAGAAGATGGCCGCATCCAACTCAACCGCTGGCGCAATCGAGCCTATAAGCTCGCCTGTGGCGTAACGCACCGCCGAGGTAGTAGCGACGCCCGCGCTCGCGCCGACGCCCCACGCCTTAGCTGTGATCGATCCAGACGCAGTAGCGACGCCTGCCGCCGCAGCGGAGCCAGAGAGCGCCGCGATGACGTTGCCTGAAACCGTCGCGACGCCCGCCGCCGATCCGACGCCAGAGGTGACAAGCTGACCGCTGCCGGTGGCGGTTGCGACCCCATCGGCGGTTGCGGCGATGTTGCGGCCAGACGCCATCGCGCCACTGGCGGTGGCGACGCCTTGGGCTGAGTTGTGCGAGGAGAGGCCGCCCGTCTTGAGCGGCAGCACCCAGCTTGACGGCGCAAGGTTGCCTGATGGGATGCCAGATTTCGCCGCCCAGCCGCCTGCGCCCGCAAACACATTGCGCCGGTTGCCGCGCGCGACAAACGCGCGCTCTTGCGTCGCACCGCGCGGGTGAAGCGGATACTGCGCTGCGATGGCGTTATTTTGAAGCAGCGCCACGCATCAGCCCCAACCGAAATCGACGGAGCCGTAGAAGTTGGTCGAGGCCGCGACCGCCGCGCCCGTGAACAGAAGCCACGTCAAGCACGCATCATCCGGTATCTTCGGCAAGCTTGGCAGCTGGTTCATCAAGTCGCGCTCTGCGCCAACTGACACGGTGGTCAGAGGCAGCGTCAGAATCGGGCGGCACAGAACAAGCGCGGCGAGCGGCGCGGTGCCAGCCGATGAGGCCGACATTGTAACCGACGCCACGTTGCGGATGCCGTAGTCGCCGTTCGCCAACGGCAGGAAGGGGCCGTAGTTGTTGGCGGCGGTGCCTGAGTGCGTGATGTGCGGGGTGATCGCTGACGCGGTGCAAGCCACAGTCACAGGCAGCGTGTTGCCGGTGTTGCCGTCTTGGTCGGTGTAGCTGATGTTGATGTTGTGCGCGGTCGCGCCCACCGTGCCCGAGTACGGCACGAGATATGCGCGCACGCCGACGCCATTGGTGTAGCGCAGCGACGGCGTACCCGAGAGGTTTTGCGCCACGGCGGAGTTGAGCGAGATGTTATTCCAGTAGCCGCACATATCGACCAGCATCAGCACCGATGGAACGCCGGTCGCAACGCCCGTAACTGCGGCGACGTTCAAGACGTGCTTGGTGTCGGTTGACACGTTGCCGCCATGACGGAGGCCAAAAATCTGCGTGCCGTTGCCGCTGGTTTCCGTGCAGGCCGTCCACGTCAGCGACGTGCCAGCCCAGGCGTTTGCAACCGGCGTGCCGCCAAGTGCGCTCATATCGTACCAGCGGCCAGCAGTGTAGGCGGCAGCGCCCGTGATCTTGTTCCAGTCGTTGCGCCAGAACTTGCCGTTGGTGGTGACTTCGGTGATGAAGTCGTCGTGCGATGACCAGCCCATGTGTTAGCCCCAAGCAAAGGTGACGTGGCCGCGCACCACGGATGATGTTGATGACGCGCCAGACGTGAAGATATGATTGAGGCACGCGCCGGATTGGACTTCCAGCGTGCGGCCATCGTGAATGTATGGCGTCTTTTCAGAAGCCGTCGAAGTCTCGCGCAAGATTTGCTGAATAAGCGGCTTCACCAAAACCAGCGAGATGAACCCGCCAGCCGATGCGCTCAGCGTGATCGATTGCACAGAGCGCACGCCCGCGTCGTTATCCGCAAGCGGAATGAACGGCGTGCGCTGGCCTGCGCCAGCCGTTGAGTTTGCCGCGCAATTGATCGTGCCAAGGTTTGCGGTGTTGAGGTAAAACGTCGCCGTGCGACCCGAGACGCCAGCGCTGTTGGTGTAGCTCACCGTCGCTGTTGCCGTCGCCGTTTGCGGCACGGTGCAGACGGCCATTATTTGCACGCCTTCGCCGCTCGTATAGCGGGTGAGGCTTGCCGTGTTGTCCAAGTCCTGCTGATCGGTCGAGTCCATATCGAGCAGCGGATAGTGACCGAGGTAGTCGCAGAGAATGTAATAGGCCGGGGCCATGTTGGCCGTGGAGCACTGAAGCTGCGCGTCCACGATCACCTTATCTTCGCCGGAGGCGGGCGAGGGGCCAGCATAGATGCCGAAGTTGCCTGCGCCCGTGAGCGGCGTAAATTCGCCCTGGACGCCAACGTAGGCGTTGTAGCGCGGGATGCCTGCGCCGACGCTTAGGTCAGCCCAATTGGCCGCCGCGCCAAGCACGGGCGAGGTTGTCTTGTGAATGAAGCTCGTCCAGCTCTTGCCGCCATCACTGGCTGAATTGGCAAGCTCGACAAGGCGATCAAAGGACACTTAGTCCTCCGTGATGTCGAGGTCGCCCGCTGCAAACTGAGGCTGGATGCCAGACGAGACAGCAAGCGATGACGTCAGCGCGCCCTTGTAAAGCACCTTGCCGGTCGAGCTTGAAGCCGTGCCGACTGCGAAGTGCGTGACCGTCTCCGAACCCCCCGTGCATTGGGGAAACTGAATGATTGCCGTGTTGCTGACGGCGTTGCCGCTAACCGTCCAACCGCCGCTGTCTCGCGTCACCGCCACGCGCGCATAGGACGTGTAAGCACACTCGCTGGTGGTTTGCGAGCCAGCTTCACCTGGGTCAGCGGTGTGCAAGCTCACATAGAGGCTCGTCAGTGGCGACGATGCCGCATTGTCTGCGATGTTGGCGATGGCTGTGCCATTGAAGATCAGCTTCAGCAGATCGTTCTCGAATGTATTGCCCTTGCTCATACGTCTTGATCCTATGCCGGTTCTGCGCCGATGATCTTACCTTCATCATCACGCACGATGCGCTTGGGGCCGCTGCTGCGCTCAACCGCTTTCGCCATAGCCTTGATGGCTTCCGCCGTTGCGGATTGAGCTGAGGCTTGAGCTGAGGAGGACGCAGCGTTGGATGAGGCGGCGGCCTTCTTTTCCCCATCCTTTTTGGCCGCAGCTGCGGCCTGCGCTTTGGCTTTCTCTTTGTCAGCCTTGATACGCTCCGCCTCTAGCGTGGCGTTGACCCTGATCTCCTCGGCTTGGAGCAGGCGATCTTTGTCGCCTTCGCGGGCGCTGTGCTCGCGCTCGGCCTTCTTGTCTTCGGCGTCTTGCACAATCTTACGCAGCTGGGCGAGAAGGTTATCCTTCGACGTCGCTTGCTCGTGCGCTAAGCGCAAGCGCTCCAGCGTCGTCTTCTCCGCCTCGCGTGCGTGCGTTTCGCCGCGATCCGCTTCATCGACAGCGGCTTTGTGCGCCTCGATGTCTACGCGACGGCTCTCAATGTTGACCCGCTCCGATTCGAGCATGGCGTTGTGCTCGTTGAGCTGCATCGCCGCTTGCGCCTGCAGCTCAGCGGCGGCCACTTCACGCTCACGCAGCGCCAGCTCCTTGGCGCGAAATTGCGTTTCGGCCATCGCCGCTTGCGCCTTGGCTTGCTCGGCTTGGAGCCGCTGCTGGATTTCTTGCTGCTTGGTCGTTGCTTCCTGCATGCGGAGTTGCGGCTCCTGCGCCGCGCCTCCTACTTGCGCTTCCAACAACGCCGCTTCAGCATGCACCTTGCGTGCTTCGCCTTGCTCTAGATTGAGCTGCGCTTGGGCTTGCGCATCCATCATCGGGTTCGGCTTCGCCATCAGCTTCTCAGGCTCAGTCATGCGGCTATCGACAAACGCGCGCTTCAGCAGCTCCGCTTGATCGACGCCGGGGTTGCCCAAGAATTGGAGCGCAAATTGCAGCTTCGCCAGACGCTGCGTCTCAGTCACCGCGCTCGGGTCGGCGACTGGACGGATGTCCATGTCAGAGAGATCGAAATCCTTGGCCGGATCGAACATCTCTTGTTGCGGCTGCTGCGGCATCTGCGCCGCAAGCGCCGCCTGCATCTGCGAGGGATCGAAACCCGGCGCGCCTTGTTGTGCGTTCTGTGCGCCCTGCGGGACCGGCAATTGGGATGGGTCTGATCCAACCGGCAAACCCATCCCAACGCCAGCGCCGGGTGAAGGAGAAACACCCGGCTGAGGCCCCCCGGCCCCAACTTGCCCCGCTGCACCCTGAGAGGCTGGAGTAGGGAACGGCAGCACTTGACCCATCTGCGGCTGCGGTGCAGCTGGGCCTTGTTGCGGCGCGCCCACTTGCTCTGCGCCCGGCAAGTTAGTCGGCGCTTGGCCTGCGCCCGTGTCGTTGCCAAACTCCGGCAACGGCGGCTGCGCATCCAAGAATCGGTTGTAGTCTTCGACGCTGAGATAGCGTGCGTTGAGCCGATACAGCAACTCAAATTCGCGCGTCATCGAACGATAGATGCGCTTGTAGATTGCCGAGAACACCTGCAAGCCTTGTTCGATCAAAGCGAGCGTGGAGGTTGCGGGCTGCGTGCCGGGCGCGTCGCCTGTGAGCACGTCTTTAACGCTGGTGATGTCCTTGGCGGAGCCGATCAGAAACTCAAGCAGCGAGAAGAGTGTCGGGTTCGGCCCCGGAAACTCCATCATATACACAACGTCTTTGACGTTGTGTGCGCCGGGGATCATCTTGAGTTTATTGGGCTCAAGGTCAAGCTGACCCGAGCGGGTTTTCACCTGCGCGCCGAGGAAGCCGGTCATCGTGTTGGCGAGGTGGCCTGCGTCGATCAGCTCATTGATGGTGGTGTCGATCACCGCCGAGATCGGCGCGAGCAGCTGCCCGAAACCCATGCCGTAGTAGTTGCCCTCAGGATCGGGCAGGAAGTTGTAGTCAATCCAGGGGATCACCCGCTTGATCGAGAGAATGTGTGGATAAGTTTGGCCGCTGGCTTGATCGAACGCCTCGACCACCTCGACATCTTCAATGTCGTACGCCGGGTCGATCCGCACCACCTTGCCGGTGTCTTTGTGGACAGTGACGATGTAGGGCTCAGCGAGGTGATCTTCATCGAGGTCTTCGTAACGGCACTGTTCGAGGTAGTCGCACGGCTTCTGGCTGTCGCCGTCATCGTGCGGGTAATCGTGCTCCAGCCAAATCGGTTGCTCGCCGCGCGTCAGGCGCTGGACTTCGTAGGGGTACTTCTTGAGGATGTGGGTGATGCGCGGCGCAAGCTCCAAGCTCGGCGCATCACACGGCACGCACACATCGATGGCCGAAACGAAATCGAGACGCACGCGATTGAGCGTCGTGTCCCAATAGACTTTGCGGAAGCCGTGACCAACAGCGGGGAGGGCGTGCAGCAGCGTGTCGGTGCCGGGCTCCCATTCGGTGCAGCGGTACACCAGCTGATCGTTGGCGAAGGCCGCCGAACGCTGCGCGCGCTTGGTCTTCTCGCCCGCTGCATCGTCACCCACCACTTTGGCTTCGATCACTTCGTCGCCGCGCATCAGTTGCGGCGCTGCGCGCGCAGCGAATTGCATGCAGGCCGTGGTTAACAGCGGGTACTTGATATTTGAGGCGCCTTTGTAGGGCGTGTTCTTGGCTTCAGGTTTGCGCTGGGTCGCCGTCTTCAAATATTCCTTGGCGGCGTCGCGCCAGTCGCTGCGACTGGCTTCATCGATCTCAAACTCGCGCACGACATCGCGGCCAATGCGGTCGAGAAGCGCATCGTCGAGCAGCTCAGCGACGTTGCCGCCGTAGGCCAAGATCATCTCGACAGTGACTGGCGCGTCGCCGCCCACGTTTTGGCTTGGGTCGGCGTCGAGGAAAATTTCGTCGTAGGTCTGACCGAAGTCTTCGCCTGCTTGTGTGGCGACGGTGTTAGCGAGCCGCTTGCCGCCGCCTGAGGAGCGCGCCATTAGAACGCCTCCGAGACTACCACGGCTGTTACTGAGCCAGAGAAGGCGGCGTTGGCGACGAGGGCGACGCTGGCGTTGCTCGGCACGTCCAGCGGCTCAAAGATCGAGTAGCCGGTGCCAGCCTCGTTGCCGTTGGTTTGCAGGTAGGTGGCGTCAATGGTATCGGCCACGTACTCGGTCGCGCTGCTTCTGATCTTTATCACCACCAGCACCGCGCCAGCCGAGATCGTACCTGTCACGCCAATGAAAGCGCGCTCGCCTGGGGGCACGGAGACGAACTCGGTTTCCCCGGTCGCGGACGTGATTGAAGCTTCTGAATAGGCCATACTCTAAGGATACGCGGCAGAGCCTTGAGGCTGGGTTCACGACAGAACGATGCCGTAGATGACGTAGGTGGCCGTTGCCGTGCTGCCCTGCGCAGTCGTGAGGGAGAGAATGGGCGTCGCTGAAAGCGAGCCCGAGCCAGTCGTTTGTAGCGACACACCCTGACCTGTGCCTGCGGTGTTGGTCGCGCCCGTGTAAACTTGCGACGCCGCTGCGATGATGCTCCCGGTCTTGCCTGCGCCAGTATAGACGCCACCAGCCGCAGTCGTCAGGCTCGTGGACGCCGAGTGAACACGAATGAGCGTAATGAGGTAGTTTGAGAACGTGCCAATCTTGGTGAAATTCTGATCCGACGTTGAGTTCATGTCGGCAGTCAACGTAAAGAGCTGCCTGAATATGCCCACGTCGATGACATTTGCGGGCGTCAGCAGCTTGGTCGTGTTGGTGGTGTCGCGTGCATTTGCTTGAGACGCGGGGAGGGCTTCAAACTGATCGCGAACAGCGTTCTTCGACGGCGCAACGCCAGTAACGCCGTTCCATGACGTCGCGTCGTACGCCGTGTCTGAAACAAACGTATCGGCCAAGCCAGATGCGCCGCCAGACCACACGATATGGCCGCCACTGTCAGCAATCGTGCCAAGCCAACCAAACACACGCACGTTGAGAGCTTCCCCGCTATCAACCGTCAGTGTGTAACCCTGACCGCCGCCAAAGATCGACGTACGCACGGTGTAGTTGGTGGATGTGCCATCGTGAATTTTGACGTTGCCAATAACGCCATGCAGCTCGACATCCGCCGAGCGGTACACCGACCAATCCGTATCGGTGTTGCTGACGCACTTCCCGCCAAAGACCTTGGTGCGGTCGCTGTCGGTATCGATCTCGACACCGCGCACTGTATTGAGGGTGGCATAGACGCCGTGTAGCTCGCCATCCTTGCTGTCGTACCAATCGACGCCAGAGATGCCGTTTGAGTTAGCGACCGGGCCATAGAGCTTGCAGCGGTCGCCATTGTTTTGCTGGTAGCCGTGGCCGAGCGTATTGGAGTTGGTGATGGGCGCGAAGCCAATCACATCATCAGAGTCAACAACCATGAAGCCTGCGCCAGCGTAGGCCGTGCAGTTGCCGTTGGCGATAACGCCATTGTGCCGCCAGCGATGTGAGCTTGCAGCGAGTAGCACAGCAGCGCGCGTGCATGCTGAACCCGTGAGCGTGACGATGCGTCCATCGGTGTGGCCAGAGGAGAGGACGCCATCGCCACACGTGTCTACTGTGACGTTGAAGAGGCGCGCGCCGGAGCCGCCCGTCAAGCTAATTGCGCGGCCCGTTGGGCTGCCGCTAAACGAGGCGTAGAGGTTTTTGCCGGTGATGTTGATAAACACCGGCTTGACCGGGTTGACGAGCGAGATGCCTTCTTGGTTGATCGGGCTATCGGTCTGGAAGCCCTCCATCGAGAAGTTCTCAAACACCAAGCCGGTCTTGGCCGATGCAGCCCGCAAGCAATAGGTCGAGCCAGACTTGCGCTTGAGGATAGTGACGTTCTCGCCCGCGCCGCGCAGGTGAGTGTAGTCGCGCAGGTTATCGACATCGACGACATACGTGCCGGGCGGAATGTCCACACAGAGGTTCGCTGTGATCGCAGCCTCAAACGCTGCGGTGTCGTCGGTCGCGCCATCACCAACTGCGCCAAAGTCCCTGACGTTGGCTGACGATGCAAACGGCACGACTGTTTCGTTCAGCGTGTAGAGGGCAGTGGCAGCGCGGCGCACGCGATTGCGGAGCACATAGTTGACTGTGCCTGAGCCCGATGCAGCCAGCACGCCGTGCTTGCCGTTCGTGCCGCAATCAATGAAGTTGTCGTTGACGTAGTTGCGGCGTGGCAGATAGGTCGTGCCGCCATTGGCGTTGAAGCGCACGCCAGCGGTTTCGTTGGCCGAGAACGTGCCGTCAGGGTCGATGTCGTAAATGTAGTTGCCGAAGACGAGATTGTCGGCGGTGTCTTGTGTGGCCGATGACGAGCCATCGATGTCAACGCCAGAGAGGCCGCAGCGACGCAGGAAGTTGTCATTGATCGTGTTGCGTGATGCGCCATGCACGAGCTTGATGCCGAAATAGTAGCACTTGTCGATGTCGTTAGTGGCGACAATGCCATTGCAGCTCGCAAGATCGATGCCCTCGCCAACGTTATAGATGCGGTTGCCGATCATGCGAATGTGCGTGGCTGTGGCTTTGACTGTGTTGATGCCGTCCGTCTGATAGCCGAAGCTCGTAACGAAGCTCGCGCCGCAGGTCAGGTCGTGAATGTTGTTGTGCGAGCAATCGATATAGCTTGAGGCCGTATCGTCGTTGTCGAACTCGATGCCGGAGATTTGGCCAGTGCTCGCGCTGTCTGTGGCGCAGTCGTGAATGTGGTTGTGCGAGACTGAACCGTTCGCGCAAGCACCCAGGTAAAGGACACCCAAAGCTTTGGTGAAGTTCCAGGCTTCGGTGTATTCGATGGTAACGTTAGTGCAGGAGCGGAACGCGACCGCTTTAACATAGCGGTCGTCGGTCTGCGCTTGATATTTGATGCGGACACCACGGCAAACCGGGCGATCAATAGCCGAGGCATAGACGCCGACTGCGGTTGTGCCGTAGCGCGTGCCTGAACCCGAGGTTGTGTTGTTAAAACCCACCGTGCTCATAATGAGCGTCGCGCTGCCATCGCCCCAAATGCCGGTGCCAGCAACCGTGATGTTGAGGCGCTGGGAGATGAAGTAGCTTTTGTTCGACAACGGCTCCCAAATGTAGCCCGCCGTCAGCAGCGCTTGAATGGCGGTGGTGTCATCAGTCGTGCCATCGCCCACTGCGCCATAGTCTTCGGCGTGACGCTTATAGAAGCGGCCAATGTCGGTTTGCTTCCAGACGCCGGACGTGAGGCGAAAGCTCGCTTGCGGCACGAGCGCGTTGAGCATGATGTTGCCGCCGCCGAGCGTGTCGATGGTGGCGTTATCGGCAATGGTGATATTGGTCCCGCCCCAATACACCGTGATCGTCTGGCCATCGACGCCATCGTCAAAGTTGGTGATTGTGGTTGAGCCAGCGGTGATGAACTTGGAATTGTCCAGCACCGAGGGGGTCGCGTCGCCGTTCGCAAACGTGCTGGCGACGTCGCCCAGGTTGATGCTGTTCTGGAGATCGCGCAGCCACCGATCCACGCTCTTGGTGGTTGAGCCGCCACGGGCTCGGGCTAGGCGTTTGGAGACGTCGCGGGCAAGAACTGACATGCCCGCATTATCGCGCGTGCGATCAGCGCGATGGGCTTAGAGGGCGTCGGCCCCTCATAGGAAGTGCAGCCCAATCAGCGCCAGGATCAGGAACGCGAGGATGACCAACGCACCGAGGTAACCGTCGCGGGTCATTCTTCAATCAGCTCCGCATGCCCATCGGGATAGATGGTGATCTGACAGGGCGTGATCTCGCCGCCGATCTCAAGGCCATTGATGACGTAGATGTTGCGTGGATCGGTGTGGGCTACAAGTATGACATAGGGATGCGCCTGCGTTTGGACCGTCACATGGTAGCGGCCCAAGCGGGCGTAGGGATCAGTAGCCTGTCCAGCTATTGGCCGAGCGGCGTCTGTCGTCGTAGTCGTAATCGTCATAATCAAGCGGCTCCGTGTCCGCGAATCGGAGCATCATCATCGCGTAGCGCGTAGCCGATAACAAGTCGTCGTCGCGCGCGACGATCTTGACCACAGAGGGGTCGGACTTCATCGGCGCGCGGTGATACATGCGGAACTCTTCAAACCACTCGACATTCTGGCTGAAGACCTTGAGGCGGCCCGTACGCATACGGTCGAGCATCATGGTGACGCCAGCCTCAAGCCCGTTGCCGCCATCAGGGAAGGTGGCGCGCTCGCCCAGCATGCTCAAACCCTGTTCGGCGTATTGGGGCGCTAAGCTCTCGCCTGAACCCTTGTCGTGCTGAAGCCCGTCATGCGGCCACGAGACTGGCGCCCAGCTGCAATCGACCCAAGAGCGAATAGCAGCGGCGTGCTGCACCGGGGTTTGTTCGCGCACGCGGATCGTCTTCACCACGTAGACGACATCGGCGTCGTGATCGTAGGCGATATGAACGGCGGCGAACGGGTGGTCCCAGCCGAAGTCGATGCCGATGATGTGCTTCCAGTGGCGCGGGATTTGAAACGGCTTCACCGTGATCGTCTCTTCATCCACCGGGAAGACTTGGCCCTTGCCCATGAGCGGGATGCCCTGAGCGCGGGCTTTGCGCTCGTGTGGCGGATAAGAGGCGATGATCGCTGCTCGCTCCTCAGGCGAATAATGGAGCGCGTCATCGATGGTCATTTTGATGACCGTGTGCCGCTGGGCCGCGAGCGGGTCAATATTCGCTTCATCTTTGGAAATAAAGCGACGCACAACTTGGGACATGCCCAGCAGAGGCGTGAAGGTGATGAAGACCATGCCGCCCGTGGCGTTGGTGCGGGTCAAGGCTTCCGTGTAGATGTCGGGCGGCGGCTCCTCATCCATCCAGATGAAGTGCAGCGTGTCGCCCTGCCATTTCTCGCGACCGCGCTCATAAGACTTGAAGAGGAGGGTGGAGGTGCCGCCCGAGACGTGCCTGACGGTTACGCTGTCGAGCGCATTTGGAACCCCCCGCGCGCTGGTGTAATCAACGATACAGTCGCCGGGGATGGCGCCGGTGCCGAAGTTCTCCTCCTGCTCGGGCGGACCAACCAGCAACTTCTGCACCGTGTCGCGCGTCGTCTCTGATGTGACGCCGCCCGCCCAGCAGCGCACCGGATGGTCGAAGCGTCGGCCCCTCCACCAATCGGGATAGCGCCCGGTCAGATGGATGGCCGTCTCCGCTGCGCCCGAAAACGTCTTGCCAAGCTGGTTGCCCGCCATGAACAGGCGCTCGCGATACTTGAGGCCCGCGTTGTGGAAGTCGCGTTGCTTGGGGTAGGGCGCATAGCACGCCAGCTGATTGCGTTTGGCGCGGCGCTGCCGCTCCGCCAGCAGCTTGGCGAACTCCTCCTTCATCGCACGGACTTGGAGGGCTACCGGATCGTCCGCCCCATCGGCCATTTAGTTGGCTTTGGTGGTCGGCTGTAGGATCGTGAGCGCCGCCGACAGTTGGCTGGACATCTCGGCCAGCTTCTTGTCCAGCGCCTCGTCGGTCAGCTCAGCGAACTCAGAGACGCGCACGTCCACTTGCTGCGGCAGCACCTTGATTGCGCCGTTGAAATACACATCCGGCTTATTCTCAAAGACCCACTGGATCGCGGCCCGGCCATTCTCTAGCCAGTGCGAGTAGAAGTCCGAGAAGAACTCTTCAGCGATCTTATTGCGCGAGCCCTTGGGGCGACCCGGCCCAGGTTTGCCGCCCTTTACAAAACGCGGGCGCTCATCTGGCTCGATGGTGACGAGAACAGCGTCACCGAGGTCTTCCTCGGTCGGCCCACAGGTGGTGTCATCCTCATCGGGGATGTCGTGGACCTCTTCGGGAATATCGCTCTCTATAGGCTCGTTAGGCGCATCGTGGCTAACTTGCGGTAGACCCTTGGTGTTCACTCCTTGGCTGCGCATGAGCCACTCGTGGGCTTTAGCGCTATCGCCTGGGGCTGAGCTGGTCTTGGTCTTCGGTGTCTTTGAGGGCGACGCTTTCTTAGCGTTGGTCTTACTGACCGTGGGCTTCTTGAGCGACGCCACTTTCTTCGTGGCCATTGGTCTTCTCCGTGTCGCTTAGAATAAGCGGGGAGAAGTTGATGCTGGGTTTATGGGTTGGGATCGCGGCTCATGGCTTTTTTGATGCGCGCGGCCACCATTGGCCCATACACATCTTCAAGCCACCCAATGTAATCATCTTCCAGCGCAGCGCGGTTACGCTCGGCTACGGAAGACGCCACCACATTAGCCTTCTCCACTCCGATTACGCCGCCTGATCGCTTCCATCTCTCTGACGAGACGCGAGAGCGAGCGGGGGCCGGAGAGCTTGCGATAAGGAGCGTGCGAGCGGGCGCGTCCAGCTTCGTCGCTCATGGCGGCCAAGCGAATGAGCGCGTGATAAGTAGCGAGCTTGGCGCGCTCCGCCTCAAGCAGCTGCTTGCGATTGACGAGCCGCGTCCAGGGCATCGGCGTCCAGGCCATGTCGCCATAGACGTCATCGGCCATATCGGCTGAGGAGCCCTCAAGGCGTTGACCCACTGGATCGACATCGTTCAGCATGCCGATCTCGTTGGCCGGGACATCGCGGCCCGTGCGCCAATCGTCTGGATCGGGCGTGAAGCTAAAAGCGTCGCGGCGGTTGAGGTGCGGCAACGAGCCATCCGGCATCGATTGCAAAGCGATGTTGCGCTCCAGCGTGCGGAGCAGAGCCTGACGGAGGGAGGGTAGGCGCGCCACTAGTCAAACCAATGCTTCGGCAGCTTACGCTCCATGCCGCCGATATGGCGAGCGTGGACGCGGCGGCCTGTGGCCTTCAATATCGTCCATTCGGCTTTGACAAACAAGCCGGGCTTCTTGGCCGCATCGTCAATACGCCAGTCAGTCGGCGGCGCGTCGGGCTTCTCTCTTACCTCGCTCATTGCGCCAGCAGCCTCATCAACTCAAGCCGCGCACGCTGGTCGCCCAAGATCGCGCCACGGCGACGGGCGGCGCGGATGTCAGTGGCTGGGCTGATATTGATCGCGCGCTGGGGCGCAGGCGACGGCGCATGATAGCGCGTACGCGGCTGCATGCGCGACCATGCGGGCTCGTTGATGTCGAGTTCGCCCGAGGGCGGGATCACCACGTTTTGCGCGGGCCGCATCACCGGCACATCCGTCATGCTCTGCCCGTAGCGATTGCGCTGCGGCAGCCGCTCCTCCATAGCGGCGCGACGGACAAAGCGAATGTCCATCAGGTGTCCGCGACGGCGTTGACGTAAAGATCGTCAGTGGGGCCGTCCGTGGTGCTGCGGCGCTTGCGGCGGATCAGAAACGTACGGGTCGAGTTGGCGGCGATGAAGATGTCGGCCTGTGAGGCGTCTCCACCGGAGCTTGCCGTATGGAAGCGAACGCGCGCGCCAGTCGTGCCGTCATCATTAGAAATAACGATAGCTTTGATCGGGGCGGTTTCACCGACCTGCGTGTAGGTGTTGGCGAGAGCGACGCCAGCCGTGCGCCGCACAAGCGTATCCCAAAGCGGCTCATTGGTGCCGGGCTCGATGTCCGAGAACTCAAAGATGGAAATGGTCATGGCGCTATCTTACCCCCTCAGAGCGCGCCGCTGATCTCTGCGGTGCGCGGGGAGGCGGCGCGGGCAAGCGCCGGTTGCGCCACCTCATCCCAGACCACATAAAGCGCAAACAAAATGACGACCCAATTTTTGGCGACGAACTCCGCCGCAGGCTTCAAGATGTCGGCGCGGCCAACGTTGCGCGCCTCCTGGGCGGCCATCCGCAACTCAAGCGCATGGAGGTGGGCTTTGAAGCCGCTGTGCTCTTGGCCGCCACGATCACACACGTCGCCGACTTTGGCGTAGAGTTCGCTATAGTGGCGGTCGAGCTTCTCATCGAGAGAGGCCCAGCGGCGCTCGGAGTTGCTTTGATGGGCCAAGAACGCGGCATGCAGATTGTTGAGGCCATGAGTGATCTGATGCAGGGCTTCGCTTTCCGTCATCACTGCACCTTGGCGATGTGAAGCGGAATGTAGCGCCACCCTTCTTTATCGCGCGAGGCAAACGTCTCAGCGACGCCCGTCAGCCGGTAGCCGCGCTTGAGAAGCGCCCG